GGTTTCGGCTCCCTCTTCACTTAATTAATTCAGGAGAATTGTCATGTCTTATGATGATCCCAATGCTACCGTTCAGCGCGAGATTAGCTTCGCTGAAATTGGTGGTGCAGCCACGACCGCTTACGCAAAGTTCCGCGCCAAGCAGAAGGGTGTGCTGAAGAATATTCACCTCGTTGTTACCACTGCCGGTACCACTGATGCTCACGCATTTGAGGTAGTTGTTGGTGCCGGCACTGTGGCAACCATGACCTGCGGCACCCAGACTGCTGGCTCTATCATCTCTTTGGGTGACACTGAGCAGGCTATCGGTTCGCTGGAGCTGCTTCAGCTGATATCAAAAGCTGATGGCGATGGCACTGCCGATGCGGTCTACGAGTACAGCGTTGACCACGACGCCACTCACACCGAGTAAGCCGTCATGAAAGACAACGGTAATGGCGAAAAAGGTGGCACTAATGGTTCCCTCAATGGAGCCACTACTGCTGATCTGAAACGCGGGTACACAACCTCTGGCGACAGTAGCGGTAACACGCTGCATGAAGTCAGTGAGACTGAGTACCCAGATTCTCCACCGGGTGGCTTTGCTGGTCGTCCCGATGGATGGGAGCGTTAACATGAGCAACACGAATCATCGCCCTTCTCGCAATGGCGACTTAGTAGAGGGTGACACCAAGGCGATCCCCAATCGGGGTACCAAGACTGGTGTTCAGGACTCTGGAACCTATGGCGCAAACATCGACGAGACTGCGCTCAATGGCAAAGGCGGCATCTCTGGCTGTACTGGTAGTGATGGTATGGTTGAAGGCGGCCTAAGCAAAAACAAACGATAAGGAGAGAGGAATGGTAAAGCTCGATAGGAGCCGACCCTTTGGCGAGGTAATCGGTCACGGATGTCAGCGTTATGAACAGAACGGTAAAGCGTTCAATGGTGCTGGTGAAGAGATTGATGCACAGGGCAAGCTGGTAGACGAAGCGCCACCAGCTCCCACTAATCCAGAGCCACCGGAGCCTACTGCTCCAGAGGCAACAGAAACTACCGACAGCGAGCCAAAAACTCCTGCCGAGCCAGAGGAGCCAACCATCGTTGCTGCTCGCTCTGAGCATCGTGGTGGTGGTTACTACAATGTATTCGACACCAAGGGCGACCTTGTTGGTGAAGACTTTAAGAAGGCCGAGGCTGAAGCCAAGGTGACTGAGCTGCAGGAAAATGCAGACCAGATCGCTGCAGCATTATCGGATGGCTGAGATAACAGGGTCGGCCCATGTTACCGCAGGCAATCACTTCGATGAGAAAGTACAGGCGATAAAGGAACAGGCTAAGGCTCCGACATCAGTCGTTGCCCCGGCCACCATCGCCTCTCTGGTAGAGATTGCAGAGTCAGCCCCCAAGCGGGGCTGCTTTGTTGAGGTGGGTGTCTATAAAGGCGGCACCGCATTTCATCTCGCACGAGTTGCTCGTGAGCAGGGACGCAGGATCTACCTGTTCGATACCTTCGAGGGCATCCCGTACACCGACAAAGAGATGGGTGACCGTCATGAGGTTGGCGACTTCAACGACGTTAAGATGGCCGACGTTGTTGCAGCTATTCCTGATGCAATCGTCGTTAAGGGCGTATTCCCCCAATCAATGATCCCGTTACCTCTAATAGCCTTCGTGCATATTGATGCTGACCAGTACGAGTCCATCTTCTTGGCAGTGAGAGCGTTGGAGCCGCACATGATGAAGGGCGGCATTATGGTATTTGATGACTGGGGTGCGCTTGAAGGGGCAACCAATGCGATCAAGGATCTGTTCGATGGCGACAGAATCGAGATCACTTCCGCAGGCAAGGCAATGGTGAGGTACCAGTAATGGTTTGGAGAATTGAAGACCCGCAGGGGCATGAAGCGCAGAAGATTAAGTACGAGATTGTCCGCTGGGTTCGCGGCACCGGTCTCGACCTTGGTTGCGGTCTGGAGAAGGTCTGGGGGCATGCTATCGGAGTGGATTCAGGACATCATTGGGGTAAGGGTGCGGCTGAGATTATGGTACCCAGTGCCGATGACCTGTCGCTGTTCGGTGATGGGGCGATGGACTTCGTGTTCAGCTCCCACCTACTCGAGCATATGGTCGACCCAGCCAAGGCATTAGCTGAGTGGTGGCGCGTACTGAAGGTGGGTGGCTGTCTTGTGCTGTACGTCCCGCACAAAGACCTGTACCCACGCTGCGGGTGGCCCGGGGCAAACACCGACCACAAGGGTGACTTCGATAACGCTGATGTCATCGAACTGATGCGCGGTGTTGGTGAAGACTGGCGTATGCGCGTCGATGAGGTGCGTGATAATGATAATGGTGTCGGTGCCGAGGGTAATGAGTACAGCCTGCTGCAGGTGTACCAAAAGACCGAAGAGGATACTGGGCAGCAGCCTGAGTTCGCTCATCGTAATAATGGCCGCACCTGCACCGTGGTTCGCTACGGCGGCCTTGGTGACAATCTTCAAGCCGCATCCGTACTCAGAGGGCTAAAAGATCAGGGCTACTACATCACCTATGTGACCAACCCGCTGGGCTTTACCGTGATGCAGCACAACCCGTACATCGATGAGTTCTTCCTACAGGAGAACGGGCAGATCCCCGACACCGAGCTGCATAAGGTGTGGAAGGCGATGGAGGATAAGTGCGATAAATTCGTGAACCTGTGCGAGTCGGTCGAGGGTAACCTGCTGGCGATCCCGATGCGTACCAACTACTACTGGCCGGATGAGGTGCGTCGCGAGTTCCTTGACATCAACTACAATGAGTTCGCCCACAAGCTGGCTCGCGTGAGGTTCGATAGGCCGCACGTTAAGTTCCACCCAACAGAGGAGGAGCTTAACCGAGCTATCGACTTTGCCCGTGACAAGATGGGTGGATTCAACATCATGCTGGCCGTTGCCGGCTCCTCGATTCACAAGATTTACGTCTATCAGGACATCGTGATGAATCGTGTCCTTAAGGAGATTCCAGAGGCCAAGTTCATCCTCGTTGGCGCGGAAGCCGACAGGCAGCTGGAGGCAGGCTGGGAAGAAAATGACAGGGTGTGGTGTTCTAGTGGTAAAATACCCGTCAGAGAGTCACTGGCTCTCTCTCAGGTTGTAGATTGTGTTGTTGGCCCAGAGACAGGAATACTGAATGGGGTCTCGATGGAAGAGAACGTGCATAAGGTGATTTACCTCTCGCACTCATCACACAACAACCTGACGCGGGACTGGGTCAATACCACGGTTGTGGTACCTGAACCTGATCTCGCACCGTGCCACCCTTGCCACCAGCTACACTACGGCAAAGGCGCATGTCCATTACACGAAGCGACCGGAGTCCCTGCCTGCGTAGCAGCCATCGACCCGAATAAAGTGTTTGACGGCATAAGGGTGGCGTATGAAAGTTGGAAAGCTAATCGAGATATTCAGGCATGAGGTAGAGGATACCCAAAAGCCCTACCTTTGGTCTGACCCAGAGGTGATGGCCTACCTGAACGAAGCAGAAGTTGAGGCCTGTCGCAGGGCTCGACTTCTCGTCGATTCATCCACCGCTGCAGTTTGCCAGATCAGTATCACGGCTGATGAGCAGAACTTCGCACTCGACCCCCGGGTCATCATGATTCGTCGCGCCAAGCTGGCCGATGAGTCATACCCTCTCCAAAAGAAAAGCCAAGCCGCCCTCGATGATGAGTATCCCGCATGGGATGGCGACGTTGCCAGCACCCCACAGTATTACTTCCTCGACTCCGGCAGCTCCAGCATAAGCCTCTATCCAAAGCATGACGCTACCGACACGCTGCATCTCACCGTGGTCAGGGAACCCCTCAATGAGCTGAATGATGATGATGAGACTCCAGAGATCCCATCTCGCTATCACTTTGGCCTGCTCAACTGGATGAAGCACCGCGCCTACATGAAGCCCGACTCCGAGACCAAGAATGACCAGCTGGCTGTTCTCAATCTGCAATTATTCGAGCAGGAATTCGGTAAGCGTCGCACCGCACTCGATGAGAGATTCGAGGCTGAGCACGAGGGCTACGATATGGATCACGGAGCCTACTGATGAGGTTCGCCAAGTTCGCAGGCCTGAACAACGTCCTGTCATGGGAGCGGCAGACTGCTCTCGTTAGGTCTAAGGGTGATGAGCCTGCTCACTTCCTTGAGACCGCAACCAATGTCTATCTCGATGACAGTGGTCGTATCGCCCGTCGCGACGGTGTAACCGAGCTGGTAGCTGGAGCAGCGCACTCGCTATGGTCTGATGGTGACATCTGCCTGTACGCGCAGGGAGGAAGCCTGAAGCGACTATGGGACGACGACACCAGCACAACTCTGCGTACCGACCTCTCGGGTGACCCCGTAAGCTACAGGATGATTGGTGAGACCGTTTACTACAGCGACAACACCATCACCGGCATGTATGACCCCCATCAAGTAGTAGAGGGCTGGGGTGTTGGTGAGCCGCCGCTGCTAACCACCTCCGTAATCAGTGGCAACCTTCCTACTGGCCGCTACGGCTACGTCGCCACATTCAGAGACCAGATGGGTCGTGAGGGCGGGGCGGTTAACTTCGGCATGATTGAGTTGAGTGAAATAGGGGGTATTCGATTCGACTCGCCAGACCTTGGCGATAATATGTCTGCTCTGGTTTATGTGACCCCAGCCAACGGCGATGTCTACTATCTTCTCAGTGAGCTATCTCTCGACGGTCATGCTAACTACGTCGAGCAGGAGTACCTGATACTGTCGCTGAATAATGCTCACAAGGGCCAGCCTCCTGCCGGCCACATCGTGTCTCACTATCGCGGTCATATGCTGGTAGCTCAAGGCCCGTGGGTCTTCTATTCAGATCCGTATCAATACCATCTGTTTGGTCACAATAATTACATGCCATTCGAGGGGCGGGTGACGCTTGTCGCTCCCGTAAGCAATGGCATCTTCGTGGCAACAAAAAACAAAACCGTATTCCTGAGTGGCGAATCACCAACCAAAATGGCGGTGGTACACAAGGCGAATCACGGAGCGATTGAAGGCACACTCACCTTCATCGAATCATCAGATATAGGAGGGCTCGACAAGGTGCCGAGTCAAACTGTAGCAATATGGGCCTCAGCTGCCGGCATCTGTATCGGCGGTAATGATGGCTTGTTTATTAACCTCACCGAGTCGCGCTACAAGTTCGATGAGGTGTCTGATCGGGGTGCGTCTGTGCTACTACAGATGGGCGACTCCAACCAATTAATCACCTCAATCTAAGGAGAAACATCATGGCACTGCGACTCTCAACTGCACTGCGTAACTTTCTGAACCGTGACGGCGCAATGAAGCGAGCCTTCCATGGCGGTAAAATTGAAATCTATAGTGGCTCACAGCCATCATCTGCTGACGGTGGTACCTCTGGAACCTTGCTGGCCACCATTACTGACGCCTCGGCCTCGCACACTAATGAGGTGCTATCCACTGGCTCGGTTGAATTAACTGGTGGTGGTAGTGGTAGCGTCGATGATGTAACCGTTGACGGTATCTCGATCATCGTTGATGTGGTTCCATTCAACACCTCGTTGGCCCAGACCGCCTCTGACCTCGCTGATGCGATCAACGCCAACATCAGCACCCCTGAATACAGTGCGTCCGCATCTGATGTGACTGTTACCATCTCCGCGATGCCTGCCACCGGCTCCATCCCCAACGCCTTTGTCGTTGTCAGCTCGGTTACCACCATCACCACCACCGATGGCAATATGGCTGGTGGCGTTGATGCGGTTAATGGTCTGAAATTTGGTAATAGTGCGCTCGGTATACTGAGTAAGCTAGCATCCCAAACGTGGGGTGGTGTTGCTGGCGCATCCGGTACCGCTGGCTGGTTCCGCTTCATTGCTGCTGAGTCAGATGCTGGTGCTGCCGATACCGACTATGATCACATTCGGCTTGATGGCTCAATCGCCACCTCTGGCGCACAGCTCAACATGAGCAACACAGCTATCACCAGCGGCGCAACCCAAACCATCAGCTCATTCGCGCTGACTCTGCCTGCAGCATAAGTGGTGAGGTGTAGAGCATGATCATTCTTAGCACACAGCTACTCAAAGATATAATGGACAGTGGATGGGATACCGCCTTCACTGACCCCATTATGGAGATTAGAGGGGGTAGCCGACCAGCGACTGCTGATGAGGCTGTTGTCGGCGATCTGCTCTGCACCATAACCCTTCCTGCATCAGATTATCTTACTGCCTCCAGTGGCGGGGTGAAGGCCAAAAATGGGGCATGGGTAGGCACCGTGTCAGCAGGTGGAACCCCTACATGGTTTCGTATAATGGATGGGCTTGATACAAAAACCTATTCCGTCACTGCGTCAAGGCTTGATGGCGACGTTGGCGCATCCGGTAGCGGTGAAGATATGACTATCGGTGATGGAACCGTTACGGCTGAGGACACTATTAACATCGATTCATTCCCAATCGTTTGGGCGGAGTCCTATATGGGCGCTCTCGGTGAAGCTGTTGTTACGCATTATGCAGCAACAACTATTGAGTCATCAGCATCTGTAGCGGCTGACGGAACAGTGGCGTGAGTACGTTATCTGGAAAGTTTCTCAGTGGCGTTAATTATAGGACGCAGCCAGCGGAGCTTTACAGCACTATTAATCCAGAGCTTCTTGGTGAGCATCTCTGGTGGCGCTTACTGGTTACCGAGGATAGTGACGGAGGAACCTATATCTCATTCGCTGAGGTTGAGTTCTTTACCGCAGAAAGTCCAATCACCACCGTAGTACCGGTAATTTACGACAATGATGGGAATTCCTACTACGACGCCTATGATGGCGTTCCTATCTACAGCGCCCAGCTATCCAGCTACAACGCGTATGAGGCGTTCAATGGGACTATAACCTCTGACGGATGGGCAACTCACAACAATGATTACCCGCCGGCTTATATCGGGTTCCATTTCTTAACCCAAAAAGAAATTATCGGGGTACGCACCCACTACTATGGTTACTACGGGCAAGAGACATACGCCAGACAGTTCGCGCTGGAATTTTCTGACGACGGTATTAACTGGACAAGGAAGCTGCTCTGTACTCCAGATATAGAAAACCTAGAACGCTACGGTAGTCAGGTATTTTGGTTTGATGCAATAAACGTAATTGACGCATCACTGCCACTGCACTCGGCTCTCGGTGAAATGGTTTCCACTAATAATTCCGAAGCCGACGGCACCACTCCGTCATACACGGCGGAAGGTGTTATAGACCTTGGGAATAACAGTGAGCTTGCGCCATTTGAATCAGCGGGTGAACTACTCGCGGGGGCGATAACTAACGGCTTCCAGCATCCAGTCACGATGCCATCGTTCACTGGCGAGGGTAATGCGCTCAATGGCTCGATTGGCGAGACTGAGGTTACGCTACCAGACTACGAGTGTAATGCTGTCGTTGTCTTGGATCACCTCGCCAGCCTACCCGCGTATGAAGCTGGGGGTATCGGCCTTGCGGGTAAGTTGCTTACCGGCTCTGCAATCCTGCCATCACATACCTGTGGTGGTGATGCTGTTACCGAGAACGTCGGACAGGCAAGCTCATCACTTCCTGTTTACGAAGTCGCCAGCCAAGCCATAGGTGAGGGTCAGGCTACAGCCGATATCACGCTCACCAAAGTGGCGCTCTCTGCTGAGGGTTACGCTGGCACCGTATCAACCGCTGCGGTCATTGTTCCGGCCTACGAGGTGGATGCTGACGGGTATGGTGAGTATGTCGGCGAGGTGGCCATCACGTTGCCCATGCTGCAGCTGGAGGCGACCATTGCTCCGGTTGAGGCACTCACAGGGGCGTATGCGCTAAATCTTGCCATTCGTGGCCTTACGCAGTTCGATGCCTATGACTACAACAGCTTCGCTACCTTTAATGGTGTAACGCTCGCGGCTGGGTCAGACGGGATCTTCGTCATCAGTGGTGAGGATGATAATGGTGCTGCCATTGATGCCTCTTTCTCCATGCACGGTAAGACATCAGAGGTTCAGCGCATGCGCCAAGCTGTCGTGAACTACCGCACCGACGGGGAGATGATGCTCAGGGTTACCCCAGAGGAGGGTGACGACATCTACGAGTACGCCCTCATTAAGTCTGACACCACGCTGTCCAAAGGTCGCACCAAGCTCGGTCGTGGCATCAAGGGTAGCAACTGGCAGTTCGAGGTAGGCAATGTCGATGGGGCGGACTTCGAGGTTGACTCTATCGATATCACTGCCAATCCAACAGCCAGAAAAGTGAAGTAGTGGGCCATGAGGGAGGTCGGTGAAATATCGAAGCATCTTTCCGGTGATATCAATAAGGCCGCTACATACATTCAGCTGGCTAGAAATAAACTTGGTGCGCTCAAGGAGGGAATGAAGGCGCACGGGTTGCATCAGAATACAGATACGCTGACGATTGATGGTGGCGTTGTTATCACGGTAACCAGTAGGTTCGGCATCGACTCTGTGGAGATTTATGCTCCAGAGAAGGTGGTAAAAAAGGAAGTGGTTGAGGATATTGATGAGCCAGAAATTAGTGCCACTAGGTATTATTCATTCGATATAAACATATACACCTATCGCACACGGTGTGACGGATCGTGCAAGAGTGTCAGTAGTAGCGGTGGCGGCGGCTATATGTTGCTTTATGTTTTCCTGATCCCATCCGAAGCAACCATAAAGTTTATGGCTCGCATATTCAAAAGGTTACCACGACCATATTATATTGGTGGCGCGTTCCTCTTTGAGTACACAACAAAAGACGGTGAAAAAAGAGAGCGGGATTTTTACTACGAGGATTTTCACTACACAGATATATCCCATTCTTCAGCCTATGCAACTATTCCGGCAGATGTTAGAGGTACACCAATAGATGATAGCTCTTGCGACCCAAACACCATAGATAGCGTTTCGTGCGATGATGGCGCTGTCGATAGATCATGGAAACTGGAGTCAGATAAGTGGATTTATTGTCCGGCTGGTGATTATTACGAAGGGAATGAAGAGTACGGGTACACAGAATATGAAGGTGACTTCGTTGACGGCTCAAAGGCAAAACTTATTGCCGTCAGAGAATCATCATCATCCGAATGGCTTTACCTAGACGATGACGAAGACTATGAGCGCATGCAGACTATCGGGTGACCTTCCGTCACCCCCTGAGCAGGAAGGAACGCACACCCCGTTCATCACAAATATCAATGGTGAGGATGTGCTGTTCTTCAGCGCGTACCAAAATAGAAAGTATGTGATGTTCATGCAGAGGCCAGCACTACCTGCCGCCAAGATAATCGTTGCAGGTAAGTCAATGTGCGCCCCATGGGTGATTCCATATCGAAACGGGTACCGTATGTACGCAACCGTGCTGGCAGCTAATGGTAATTACGAGATATGGACGTTTCTTCAGTCTCCAGACCCAGAGGTGATACCTTGGTCTTGTGAGCATAAACTGAAGATACCAATAGCGCCAAACGCCACCTCTCCATGCGTCATTAAAATGGAAGATGGCAGCTATACCATGTTCTTTACCGTGACAGATGATGCAATATCGCAGCTTGAGGGTAAATTATATAAGGCCAAATCCGATGACGGTGTGACCTTTAGGGGTTATGAAGAAATTTCACTACCACAGGGAGGTCTCACTGGTAGCGGGTTCTTTAAGCCAAACATATTATTTATCGACGGCAGATGGGTGATGTTTATCTCAGAGCTTTCTAGCGAGAAGCGATGGTATGCGACAATATATGAAAGCGGTGACCTTGAGTCGTGGAGATTTATTAAGCATATCGTGTCACCAGACCCGAGGTATCAGTTCTACAAGCCGGTGGTATACGAGGACTGCATGGCTATAGTCAGGAAGAATCCTAACGGCCACACGGTAATACAATTTAGCGACCTCGACCCAAACCTTCTTCATAGGGAGTAACTGAAATGCCAACAAATTTAGACTTAACGGGCTTTTTGGGTGGTGCGAATTTTCTTAATTTATATCCACCATCGCATCCAGAAATTACCGGATTCAATGACGGTATAAGTGTTGCATCTACCTACGCCAATGAGGCCTTAACGAGTGCAGACTTATTCCTGCAGCAGCTGGCTGCACTAGCAACCAGTGTAGAGGCGTTGCCGGATATAACGGTAGAGATTGGTGAAGTCGAAAAGCTGATCACACCAATTACCATTCCTGATGACCCGAATAGACCAGATGGTCTCGACTTCCAAATACCGGGCCAGCCGCTGGAACCGACACTTCAGGATGTTGCTGTTCCAGTATTGCCAGAGGCACCGGAGTTCACAGCAGCCAAACCGGAGCTAAGCTATCCGGCAACACCAGATCAGCTGGATGCACAGGTACCCGCCAGTCCAGATATTCTCGATGTTAATCTGCCAGCATCGCCGGATGTCGTATTGCCGGTCGAGCCAGCGCTACTAAACATTGATATACCGGCTGCCCCATCTCTCGATATCCCAACATTTGAGTTCATCGCACCGAGCGCGCCTGACAGCCCAAACATTTCCGAGTTCTCATTCACCGAGCCAGAGTATGTGTCCAACCTGCTCACCGCGCTGCAGACCCAACTCCTTGGCTGGGTGAATGGTGCATCTACCGGACTCGCACCTGATGTAGAGCAGGCACTGTTTGACCGTGGCCGCTCGCGAGAGGATATGGCATCACTGCGTGAGGGCGAGGAGGTTCGACGCAACTTCGCCAGCAGCGGCTTTCCGTACCCCCCGGGCGCGATGCACCTTGCGTTGCAGGATGCGGCTCGGCAGGCAGCCGATAAGGTTAGTGCCATCAACCGCGAGATCACCATCAAGGTGGCTGAGCTGGAACAGCAGAATCGGCAGTTTGCTGTCGAGCGTTCCGTTCAATTTGAAGGCGTGCTGATTGAACGCGCCAACGGCATCGCTAATCGTGCACTGGAGGCGGCTAAGACTACCGTCACCATAGCTATCGAACTGTATCAGACTATAGTGGCACGATACCAAGCAGAGCTGGAAGGATTCAAGGTTCAGGCTCTCGTGTTTGAGACTCGATTAAAAGCCGCTTTAGCTCAGCTGGACATCTACCGCTCAGAGCTGGAGGGGGCAAAGCTGGTTGGTGAATTAAATGTGCAATCTGTTGAGATTTATCGCACAAGAATCTCAGCTGTTGTTGCTCTGATTGAGAAGTACAAAGCTGAGCTATCTGGCGCGGAGATCACCTCCAATATTAACCGAAATATTATCGGTCGCTTTGCTGAGGAGGTGAGAGCCTACGGTGTTCAGGTAGACGCCAAGGCTCGCGAGTACGATGCCTACGCCACACAGATTCAGGGGGAGGTTGCCAAGGTTGAGGTGTTTAGTGCCGAGGCTGACGCTTACCGCTCGCAGATTGGTGGGTACGAGTCGCTGGTTAATGCCCGTATCGGTGAGAAGGATCTGGAGTTTAAGATTAAGCAGCAGAACCCACTCGCTGTTTATAACGCTCAGGTTGCATCCTTCCAGTCACTGGTTGGGGCCGAGGCCTCTCGCGTTGAATCGTTGGCAACGGTATACGACTCCGATATCAAGAAGTATGGCGCTCAGATTGATGGTGAGGTGCAGCGCAACCGCTCAGATATCGAGGAATACAAGATGCGTGGCGCACTTCTGATGGAGGAGGCTAGAGTCACCATTCAGTCACTCACTGCCAACCTGCAGCGACTGGTGTCTATTACCGGCCTAGCCACAGAAATCTCCAAAGCTGGTGGGGCTATCTCTGCCCAGCTGGCGGCGAGCGCGATGTCGATGCTTAACTTCAGTCACAACGTGTCACAGTCAGAGTCATCCGGTTACAGCACCAGCTACAGTGCGAATGAGTCAAATAGCTCGTCCTCTCAGGTCGGCGAGAGCGAATCTACAACCCACTCTTACAGTTATGACCGGTAATTAGAGTAGAATAAGCAAAACAGGAGAGCAGTCATGGCAGCGATACTTGAAGAGAAAGAGAAGGAGGCGGGGGTCGCAGGCCCATCACAACCAGCCGCTTCGACCCTGTCATCAAGACTGGGAAAGGCGCAGGCTGGTGCTGAGCGTGGAATGAGTCGAATACGCAAAACCCTTGGCGTACCAGAGGGTGGATTTAATTCTCGACTAAATTTACCCAAAAGATCGCAGACCGTAGCCATGGTGGGCAACGATCAGAAAGCCACACCACCGGTTGCCAGCGGCACGATTGATCGAACAACCATTGGCAGCTTTCCAGAGGGAGTGAAATCAAAGGCCGCCCCCGCTGCCCCATCCTCGGCGGCAGCTCCTGCCGCAGCCAAACCAAAAGGGCTCGTCACAAACCTGTGGTCTCCGTCACCTATGGCGATGAAGAATATGGGCGGTGGTAATGCCGCTCAGGGTAATGCGACGTTTGCCTCTGGTCAGGGTCAGCCTGAAGCTCAGTCCATGTACCAGTGGACTCAGAACATCGGCAAGGATGTGCAGCGTGTGATGCTCCCGACCGGAGTAAACCCAGACCAGCTGACACCGGACGGGCTCAGTGCCTTTGGCGTACAGACAGAGCAGATGACCGGAGAGGGTGGCGATGATGGTCGCGATGTCACCGTGATTCGCGGCCTGCGGAAATTCAAGGGCGGTAAAGAAATCAAGGACGACATGACTGATGAGCGCAAGATGCGGCAAGGGGTTAGTAGCGCCATCTCCGATCTCGCCATGGCGGGTGATAGAAATGTAGACCAAGGCGCAATCGGTAGCGTGATCACTCAGATGGGTAAGAGCCAGACTGATGAGAGGGCTGCTGCTGCTACTGCCGACGCCACCAAAGCAAAGGCATTAATTGATGCCATGAAAGAGTCTGGGACATCCACTAAAAGTGGCTCATTTAAGCTGACCACAAGGGGTATTGCTGGCGATACTTCTGGTGTAGATATTCCATGGACTTCATCGGATGGTGGTAGAACCATGAGGTACAGTGCGCCCGGAATCGCGATCACCACCTATGATGGTATCCTCGCGTTACCGAAAGGGGTGAAAGAGGGATCTCCGGCAGCGCAAGAGATGATGGTACTTAAAGATACGCTGTACGCTGCATTACTAGAACAACTAAAAGCAGATAAATAATCAGGAGATAACAACATGCCTACCCACCCGCCCATCATTAGCTTACTTGGGTCTGAAGAGGAGGATAAGGAGCAGCAGCTGACACAACCGCTCGGAGAAGATACTCCGCAGGCTGCTGGCCCCATCTCATCTATTGCCAACCTCGCGCCGCAAGCAGGCGACGAGGAGCCCGGCATCATCCCATCCCTTGGCAAGGGCTTTGCTCATGGTGTTACCGGTCTGGCAGAGTCTGTTGGTACCGGTATCGAATACCTCGGCGGCAAATTCGACAACCAAGACATGATCGACCTCGGTGATACCATCGAGTCGTACTGGCAAGACTTCAACGAAAAGAACTTCGAAGCCCACGAGTCTCTGCAGGGGTCTATCTACGACCGAGAGGATGGCTGGGATACCGAGCTACTCACCAAGGGCGCGTGGTGGGCTTACAACGTGGCCAGCATCATCCCCAGCTTCGCCGCCTCGATGATCCCGGGCGCAGCTGTCGCCAAGGGTGCCGCCGCTCTCAGTATCGGTGCGAAGGTGCTTAAGTGGACACCCTCCGTTGCTTCCAAGATGGGCCGCCTTGGCAGGTTCATGCCACACACCGCTGAAGCCGTTAATCGCGGCATCGGCGCTGCAGCTGGTGGTTTCACTGGAGGCACACTTGAGGGAGCCAATACCTACAATGAGGTAATGGAGAAAGGGGGTACACGCGAAGAGGCAGAGGCAGCCGCTGAGCAGATGACAGCCGCCACCATGGCGCTCAATATGCTGTCCATAAACCAGATGCTAAAGAAGATGCCGCCCGGGCTGCTTAGCAACGCCGCACGACGCATCGTCAACGGCCTCACCGAGGGTATTACCGAGTGGCTTGAGGGGCCAGCAGAAGCTGGCATCATGTTACGCGCAGCCGGTAAGGATGGGTCTGATATTCGATTCACCCCAGAGGAAGCGGTTAAGAAAATCTACGATGAACTAAATGTCCTGCCACCGTCAGTTATCACCGGCATGATGTTTGGTGGTGGTGGGCCAGCCAGCGTTGAGCAGGGTAGGGATAAAGGCCCACTCGGCACCGCTGCAGATAAGATAGCCGGCAAGATGCTACCACTTAGTGAGGATGGTGCAGTCCGTCGCGCTGAGATGCTCACAAGGCAAGGCCAGCCGCACAGCGTAGTACCCCACCCGCAGGCTACTGGTAAATTCGCCGTAGTGCCTATTGATGAGGATCTGTTTGCTGAGCAGGAGATGGCTGAGCAAGAGCCTACCGAGGTAACCACCAACAAGCAGGTTGATGACGCTGCCCATGAAGCTGCCACCTCGCCAGAGAATGACCTCGAGGTCACGCAGGAGCAGCTGGAGTCCGGCGACTACCCAAAGGGTCGCTTCACTATGGGTGGCGATACCTTCTCTATCGAGAACCCAGAGGGCTCAATCCGCAAGGGTATTGATGAGACCGGTAAGGAGTGGGAGCAGGAGATCACCCATCACTACGGTGACTGGGACGGAACCATCGGAGCTGACGGTGACCCCATTGATGTCTTCTTTGGGCGTAACCCAAAGTCCAAAAAAGCCTTCGTGGTCAATCAGGTCAACCCAAATACCGGTGAGTTCGATGAACATAAGGTGATGAGGGCATTTGACTCCAAGGAGGAGGCTGAGACTGCGTACCTATCGAACTACGAGGATGGCTGGCAGGGTCTCGGTAATATCGTTGAGGCGTCCGTTGAGGAGGTCAGGAAGTGGGCCGAGAGCGGAGACACCAGCAAGCCATTCACCCTTGGTGAGGGGGTCAAGAAGTTCGACATGGCTCCAGCGGAATGGACAAAAGAGTCCGTTGCTGTTGACGAAGGGGGTGAGCTTCTCACTATGTATCACGGCTCGAAGTCCACAGAACAGATCAATGAATTTGATCCTGAGATGGACTTCTTCGGCCAAGGATTTACATGGTTTACCCCATCAAAGCAGTACGCTAATCGTTACGCTATGCGTGGTTTCAAGGGTAGTGAGACCGGTATTGCTGTCGGAAAGAAGAAGGGTCACGTTGTACCGGTAAACCTCAACATCAAGAACCCACTGTACGGAACATCAGACAAAGCGAGGCAGCTGAGGAGTGAGTTGCAAAATACAGACGCTAAGTTCAAGGACATCCTGCTACGCGAGGGATATGACGCATACATTCCATTCGAGAAGGAAGGCACCCCTATTAGCAAGGCAAACGAGGTTGCCATTCTCGATCAAACTGCCGTGTGGTCTACCAAGGCAGATCGGCAGATGCTCAAAAAATTCGACCAGAAAGGAGAGTATTCTGAAGTACCGGAGCAGGCCGAGTCGGCCCCAGACTACCTATCCAAAACCGGACGCGATGGAGAGGTTAAGCGATTCGACTCCCATACCGAGTATGCTGGGCCTGAACCGATAAAGCTCGGGAAGAAAAAGAAAGACCCCAAGGCTGCCAAATTCAACAAGGACTTCGAGAAGCTCGGAGACCGCAATCCGTTCATGCCCAGTGAGATGGTCATCATGAACCCCGGGGGCGCTCACGAAGAGTCCGGTGCCGCCATCGAGGCCGGGGTGCGTTGGGGTGAGCTTCACATCGCATCCATCCGTTCCTTCCGTCGTGGCGAAGGCAATGCCTCCTACGCACTCAACAAGGTGCTGGAGCTGGCAGACAAGCACGGCCTAACGATCAACATGACTCCATCCCCATTTGGCAAGGGTACCAACCTCGAAGAGATGCCCGGTGGCAAGATGCTCACCAAGAAGCAACTCGAGAAGTGGTACGGTCGTCACGGTTTCGTGAAGGGTGACGAGCCCGGTAAATTCAGCCAGATGATTCGTGAGCCGCAGGGCAAGCTCAAAAAGTTCGATATGGCTCCGCCGGATGTAACCGAGGAGCCGTACCGCAACACAGATGGCAGCTACAGGAAGAACCAGAAGGGCGACATTACTGGAGCGCCAAAAGGCGTGAAGGATGATTCCGGTATTGCTGCCATCGTGATGAAGAATGTTAAACGCCTTATAGGTATGTATAAGGCTGACTCTGACCGAGCCAAGGCGTCAGCTAACTGGTACGAAGTTATTGGGGCAGAGCTAAGGAGATTGAGTAAAGACCCAGCAATACTCGAAAAAATGATACGAATGCTGGCCAGATTCTCAGCTAATGCACAGGTAGGGACAAACCTCACGTTCACCATGAAAGGAGCGTACCAACTCGTCCGTGGCGAGGAGGTCATGACCGGTAGATTCCCCAGCAAGATGCGCCCCGAAATAAAGGCCATTCTCGAAGCCGATGAATTTAATAAAAACTTAGCCGGCGTTAAAGACAAGGTGATGAATTTCTATCGCAACCTGTACGACGCCACCTTCCAGACAGATAAATATGAAGATGCCATCACTATGGATATGTGGATGGCCAAGCTGTACGAGTACAAAGCCAACGCAAAGAACGAATATAAGCTGGGTGATGCTCAGTACCGGTTCGCCAACATGCTAACCGATATGATCACCGCTGAGTTCAATAAGGAAACTGGCAGGTCATTGTCGCGTCGCCAGATACAGGCGGCTCTATGGGGTTTTGCTCGTGACGCCGAGGACTCGGCAAAGGGTAAGCGTCGGCGCAACATCCTCAGTTTCGCAACCTACATAAGGAGAGCGACAGCTCATATAACAGCTGAAGCTGTAACCTCTAAAAAAGCTCCGTTCTTCAGAACCATCCATAAGGCACCAATCGGTATCCGAAAGGCGTACACCAATGCCGCCATGGCGGTGACTATGGATGGAGAGAGAGACCTGCTGCTGGAGGCAATAGCTGGCATACCCTTGTATGGCAGCGAGGACAGCATGGGAACCTTTGAGGAGTCGGTTAACCCCAACAGGGTCATCGACGTAGTGATGGACAAGGATGACGGCATTTATAACCGCGATGACGTTAGCCTTTATGCGCTGGCTATGATGTATATCCATAGTCAGGATGCTGTGCCGTGGTTCAGGTTCACTACCGACGCCGCAATCATGAAGGTACCCACGGGTGGGAGCTGGTACCACGGGGTAACTATTGGGTTTACTGCGAAGCCGGATGCGGCAACAGTGGAATTGTTCTATACTCATCTGCGAGAGCATGTGCAAGGTGCAGAATTTTCCGTAATCGGCAATGATGCGGTAGTAGTCAATTATGGCAGGGTGAACAATAAGAAGTTCATCAAGGACATAAAGGACGCCGCTGAGACATTTAACTTTGGAGGTATTAAAAATGGCTTCACAGAGATCACAAAAATCAAAGCAGAGAGCGAATACAACGGCATCAAAGAAGACTTCGGATCAAGCTGGGCAACCCCAGAAGAAGCGATTGCGATCCTTGAGCGTGAGATCCTCAAAAGAAACCGACCCGATATTCTCGAGCGAGTTCGCGGTTGGCGGGGTGATGTTGGAAAAGTCCAATCCCGATTCGAGCGAGGAGACCTCAAAAGCTACAAAGTAGCAGCTGGTGCTACAAAGAGCTTCAAAACCATCCTCTCTGAGCGTCGCGCAGCGCAGGCGAAGCTCGGGTATGTACTCGCTAATAATATGCGAGAGATGCCTCGGTTGCTGGAACAGAATGACTGGAAGCCGGCGATCACCGACTACACCGACATTGGCGAGTCGGAACACCAACCATTCCTCCGTATGTACGAGGATGTCACCACGCGCACCAGTATAAATTACCTTGATTTTTCTACTGAGACATATCGTCAAGCTGATACGGATGAGTCCAAGGTAATCACCGCAGCTATACGCGACCTGATGGACGTTGGCCTGCCAGCCCGGGCGCTACAGTTTGTTAAAGAGATCGGGATATTTGATGTTAATATCGACAACCCTACCGGAGCCTCATTCGTACCAATGCAAACGGTTCCCAATGTTGGTGAATTCGTTAATAGCGTGTGGATAAACTCCAATACGATTGATGTGGTCATGAAGACAAAAGACCCAACAGCCTCCAAGGGGCTGCGCTCGCATTTAATACATGAAATAGGTCATGCCATCGATGTTGGCTCAGACCCAGATAAACTAAGCCACACCAGAGACAGTCGCCTATTCCGCATCAACCCGTGGGGCTATCACCGTAAATTAGATTACAGTAGCCCGATAGGGTACAAGCTGGTGTTCAAGGGTAAGCCGTTTGGGCCGGTAATGATGGAGGCCGTTGAGTTCTTCCAGTCAGACGAGGCTAAGCAAAACGGTATGCAGGATTTACTCGCCTACCCACTCGTCAGTCTATACAAGGGTGACGGTAACGGTACGCTCATGATTGGCTCAAAGGCCAAGATTGATGGCGAGCTTGTAGAAATCACTGAGACCTTTAGGGGGGAGCACCCGTTCCATGCTGCGAACTTTGAAGATCAGGTAACAGCCGAAGTATGGAGAATACAGGGCGAGCTATTCGCTCAACTCCACGACATCTTTTATACCATGCCAGAGGAGATGGCCAAACACCTCCCGAAAGGCTACGCACTAATGCAGGAGGTACAGAATGCCACAGCTCAAGAAGCGACCCTTACTGGACTTAATCGAAGGCTACGAGAAATCCTTCGGACACCAAGTACCAAACTCAGCCCTAACTGGACTCAGCAACGATTCTGGCCTACGAAGCCAGCTGACAAAAGCGTTGAAGGACAACGAGCCGGTGAAGGAGTGGAAGCAGCACAGCGAGTCGCCAGTGCAGTACCCGAGCAAGGCGTTACCGGTGAGCAAGGGGCTGAGCAGTGGGCAGGCGACACGGTCGTAAGAGATAAGGACGGCAGCCTGCTCGAGGTTTACCACGGCACCGATGCTGACTTCGATGTAATGGAGGCTCGTGAGCCAGACACATTTGCCGGCAGCAAGAAAGACCTCAAGGGGATCTACTTCACTGCCGACTCAAGTAAAGCATACGCCTACGCGAAGCCCAGCAAACGCAGGTCAGCTGGTGGCGCTAAACCGAAGGTAATCCGCGCTCACCTGAAGATACTCAAGCCGCTCAACATCACCGGCATGATTAAGTATCGCCGGAAGCAAAAGGGCATGTCCTTTGGCGAGGCCAAACAGGATGCCATGCTGAAGTTCGACCCCGCTAAGTACGATGGTATCGTCTTCGATGGTGATGCGTATAACTCGGCTGAGTACATCGTGTTCGACTCATCTCAGGTGAAATCAACTGATGGCGGTTACGACGCATCAACTCCGAATATCTGGAAAACTCAGAACGTAAAGAACAGCCCTAGCTTTCGTAGCTGGTTCGGTAACTCCAAGGTCGTCGATAAGAACGGTGACCCGCTGGAGATATACCACGGCACCACTCACGACTTTGATGAGTTTAGCACTACCTACGCGACCCCCGAGTCATACATGGGTGCCGGCTATTACTTCACCGACTCCGAGGAGGACGTCAACGCCAATTACGCTGGCGAAGGGCCAGACTTAACCAATCGTATAGAGAGTGAAGCCGAGATGCTTCGCAACACCGATGACGCCCTAACTGACTTCATTGTCGAGCGATATGACCTCGAGTGGGATGAGGCTCAAAAGAAGCGCGAAAACATGGGTGCTGAGGAGATGGAGTGGTTCACTAAGGAACTCGCTAAGCAGCGACTTGGTGTTGAAAATCAAGGCACCGTCATGCCGGTGTTCGTCAAGATGGAGAATCCTGTAGAGATTGAGCCCAAGGGTGGCACTATGCTCATCGCTGAGTGGGATACTGACTACTACAAAGGCGACGGCATGGCCAAGGATGAGGTCGACATCGATGACTACACCGATGAGGACGGTGACATTGACGAAGGCGGATATAACGAAGCCATCGAAGAGAAAGCTCGTGATATGTTCTTTGAGGACTACAACCCCGAGCTAACCGGTAACGCCGCAGATATGGGCAACATCATTAGGGCCGTCGCTTATGAGTATGGTGCCGATGGTGCTGCCCTACAGCAGAGCTTCATGGAAGAATTCGACTTCCCCTTCGGTATGGCGACTCGCGCCTACGACTTCTCGGAGTGGTTGCGTAGTCAGGAGGATCTCTACGACGCCGTTGACGATGAGGGCAACATCACCAGCAACGATATGCTGCGAGAGATATTCGAGCGCATGGGCTTCGATGGCGTCATTATGGATGCTGAGGCACACTTCGGCCCCCGCCAGATTAAAGGCGCTTACGGCAACGTGCTGGTACAGGGCATGGATGGGGTCTACGGCGCTAAGCACTACGTCGCCTTCCATGGTGAGCAGATCAAGTCCTCCATCGGCAACACTGGAGACTACTCGCCCAATCCCAACATCACCATGTCCAACAAGGGCAAGAGCTTCGGTCGTGAAGCGGCTGCAGTACAGGCTGATGTCGATACCATTACCGAGGCGTGGAGCAACGCCCCGGACATCAAGACAATATCGCACCGCTCGATGCTGCCGCAGCGGCTGCAGAAGGAGGCGCTCCGTACCCGTGGCAGGGTAGAGGGTGTCTATGATAGTGAAACTAATACCGTTTACATGGTGGCTGATACGCTCCCGACTACCGCTGACGTACATCGTGTGCTGCTCCATGAGGTGTTTGGACACTGGGCGGTAGGTCAGGCTTACGGTAAGGACTTCGAGCCACTGCTGGAGCTGGTAGCCTCATCCTATGGCAATAAGCTGCAGGGTATCGCTGAGCGCCACGGGGTCTCCCTCACCACAAGAGAGGGCCGCCTCATCGCCGCACAGGAGCAGATGGCTGAGCTTGCCGAGCTGGGTACCAACCCCACTCTGCTCAACAAGCTGATACTGAAATTCAAGCAGATCCTCAACAACCTCGGCTTTAAGGTGAAGCTAACCAATGCCGACCTGAAGACCATCCTCGCTGCCGCCGGCACGATGGTGTACGAGGGCGATAGCGCCATTGCCTCTGGAAAGTTGGTGCCGGTATTCAGTCAGCAGTCCACGACCTTCTACAGCCAGATGCAGGAACACCTCGCGCAAAAGCTGCCAAACAAAGGCAAGGCCGGCCAGATGAAGCTAATGATCAACAACATGGCCAAGAAGGGCCAATTCAAGAAGGAGGAGTTGGAGTGGTCAGGCGTTAACGAGTGGCTCGATGAGCAGACCGGTACCGTCACCAAGGATCAGGTGCTGGAGTTCCTGCGCGAGAACGCCATCGAGATCGAGGAGGTCACCCTTGGTGGCACCCCCATGGATGAAGACATCGATATGACCCTCAGTGTAGACACCTCTGAGGCCATTGTGTTTGATGGCGATACGGAAGGCCTTGCCACCTACGAGGCTGGTGATGGGTACATTTACGAGGCTCGGGGCAACCAAGACACTGGGTGGGCTTTGTACGATGAGCGCAGCAGGATTATATCCGACGAAGAGGGGCAGGTTATTGTTGATGACATCGATGACATGGAGCAGTACGCCCTCACCGAAAACGCCAAGCGACTGCGTGAGTGGCATGGGGAGAAGGTCACCGACGATGCTGATGGCCCAGCGAAATTTGAGGGATATACCGAGAAGGGTGAGAAGTCTGGTTATCGTGAGCTGCTGCTGCGTATGCCGCCAAAGGATACCGAGACAGAAAGAAGGCCGGTCAGTCGCGCCGAAGGTGCCGAGATAATAAAGAACGGCGGCGAGCTGGATGCGTACTTTGCAGGCTCAAAAATGGTAACCGTGTCCAATCAGCATGGCTTCAATAGAATCTTGAAGCGCGAGGACATAACCGGACTGGAGCATATCATTAAGCGGGGAAAGACCGCCGACCGATTTACCGGCGCTCACTACGATGAGCATAGCAACATCCTCGCCCATATCCGCTTTGATACCCGCACCGACGCCGATGGCAAGAAGGTGCTGTTCATTGAGGAGGTGCAGAGCGATTGGCATCAGAAGGGGCGCGAGAAGGGGTATAAAAAGCCAGATAGCAACCTCCCAACAAGCGCAGATGTGGTGAACGGCTACAACAAAGTGAAGCCCGTAATGAAGCAGGAGGACTACCTCGGGTTCGACGACTTACGCCAATCCATCGACGCGATAATGATCCACGACGATTACGCCGAGCGGTGGGAAATATCTACCCCAGAGAACGCGGCTATTATTGCTGAATATAAGCGGTTAAGAATCGCCTACGAGGGAACCGAGTCAACTCGCGGAACAAGGGAGCTGGTGGCCGACGCCCCCTTCAAAACCGGCTGGCCCATGCTGGCGATGAAGCGAATGATTCGTTACGCCGCTGAAAACAACTTCGACCGCATCGCGTGGACGACCGGTGAGCAGCAGGCTGACCGATACGACCTGAGTAAACAGGTTAGTTCTATCGAGGGAGCGAAGTACGGCGTAGGGAAGATACAGCTTACCATACGAGATCTCGAAGGTAGCAAGGTAGATATGAGGGTGTTTGAATCAGGTAATGATCCAGCCATTACTGAGTATATTGGCAAGGATTTGGCGAAAAAAATATCTGAAGAAAATGGTGTTGGTGAGTGGCGCGGCCTTGACCTCAAGGTCGGCGGCGAAGGCATGACCACCTTCTACGACAAGATGCTCCCATCTATGGTCGGCAAGTACATCAAGAAGTGGGGCGGCAAGGTTGGTTCTACCACTATCGAAGCTGGCAATAAGGCACCAAGTTATGGGCTTCCTCCAATAGTCGAGTTTGAAGAGAATAGACTGGATGGCGAGAGTATTGGCGACTACACCAAGCGCATGAGGGAAACCGGTAAAACATCCGAGCAGCACAGCATCGATATGACCCCGCAAATGCGCGAGGCCGCGATGGATGGTCAGGTGCTGTTCTCAGCTACCGATGAGCAGGCCACCCGCACCATCAAACAGCAGTACGCCGACAGAGCAGACAAGATACTCAAGCCATTAAGGCAGGTCATGAGTCCAATCGGAAAGCTGCCATTCGGTAATAAGTACATCGGTATGCGACAAGGGGTTATGGGTAAGATTTCCAAGATAAATCAAGTGGTCAAACGCATCCACGACATCCTCAGCGAGCTGACCGGTGATGAGTTGGTGGCGACATATAATTACCTGACCAAACGCAACGCCATCCCAGAGGGAATCCCAGACCGCGAGATTGTCATTAAGCGCGGTCGCGGCACCGGTCGGCTGCTACAGAAAGCTCAGGCCAAAAACCTGCGACGCGAAGTGATGGCCATCAAGAGGCTCATCAACGCCACCGGTAAAGAGCTGGTTGACCGAGGTCTAATTCCGCAGGAGAGCTATGAGCATTACGCTGATAAGTATCTGCCGCGCCTGTACCTCGCTCACCTACTGAAGGATGACGACTTCAACGCAGTGGTGGGCGGTCAAGGCAAGAAGGTGTCACCCCTCGGGTACACCAAGGGACGCAACGAAGACCTCAGTGAGGTGTATCGCATCCTCAAGGGTGAGATCAAGAACCCAGCCTACCTCGCCAGCAAAACGGTCGGCACCAGCCTGCGCGACATCGCTATCCTCGACTTCCTTAATGAGATATCGAAGGTGAAGGAGTGGATACTCCCCAACCTCATGGTGGAGTGGAGTGGTTCCTATGTAAGTGCGGAATGGCTGAGGACAGAGGGCAACCGCATCCTTGGTCAGGCCCAGTATCAGGATGAGCGAGATGCCAAGGTGTCACGCATCATGGGTGCTGAGATGATAGAGAAGGGCCAGTGGGCGCTCGACCACGCCGGTTACGAGGGGAAAGACTACAACGACTACCGGCAGGTGCCGAATATGCCGCGCTACGGCTCCCTGAAGGGCGTATGGGTGCGTCAGGAGATTTATGATGACCTGATAGGTGGTATCGGCGCAATACACGGAGACAGCTTCATGGAGAGCTTGCTCGGTAGTGGCGGCATCGGCACCAAGATCACCCAGCTATGGAAGATGTCGAAGGTTGCACTCAACCCACCATCACAGGTGCGTAACTTTGTCTCGAACCTGATCATGGCCAGCCTTCATGGCGGCATACCCATGCACAAAATACCGGGCCTACTCCATCGCGCCTTCAAGGAGGTGAAGAACAACGGCAAATACTGGAGGTACGCACAGCGTGAGGGCGTTGAATCGTCCACCTTCACCGCTAATGAGCTGTTCAGGATTGACCGCGACCTACTGAAGCTGAAGAAGCAGGCCGGTCAGCTCAGTACGTGGGAGAACATCCTGATGGTGGCCGGCGTCATCGGTGAGTATGCCGGTGATATGTACCAGTTCTCTGAGGCTATCGGTAAAACCATGATGATGATCCATGGCATCGAGGTAAATAAACTCACACCACGAGAGGCTGCGGTGAAGGCAAACGACACCCTGTTCGACTACTCCTTTGTTGGTAAGAACGTGAAGTACCTGCGTAATGCCCCGGTAGGTATGCCGTTCATCACCTTCTACTACAAGGCGCTACCGAACATGGTAGAGGTGGCGTTAAAGCACCCGCAGCGATTCGCCCCATATCTCATCATTCCGGCACTCATCGCACAGGCTATCGCCAAGAGCCACGATGTGGATGACGATGATGTCGAGGCACTGAAGGAGGCGCTACCAAACTGGGTGCGCGAGAGGGGCGCAGCAACCATTCTGCCAGTAAAGGATGCGCGTGGTCGCTGGCAGGCGTTTGACTATGGCTACTTCCTGCCGTGGGGGATGTTCACTGATATTATTACTGATGTCTCTGAGGGGCATGTAGGTGAGGCCGTCAAAACCTCCGGCCTGTTCGGCCGAGCTTATCGTCGGACTGAAGACCGGCAAGGACAGCTTCACTGGTCGCAAGATTTATCACGATGGCGACCCAGCCCAAAAGCAGTTCACGGATATCATGACCTACCTGTGGCGCATGGCTATGCCTACATGGACAACTGACATCGGTGCAGCAGCGCACACCTATCGCGCACTCAGCGGTCACGTTAATCCGAGGACGGGAAATCCGACAGCAACCCTTGGTCAGGCCATGGGTCGGTGGGTTGGTGTAAACGTCTACCCCATCGAGCCTGAGTACACCCGCGCTCGTAACCGCGCTCGTAACATTCAGCAGTTCAAGTTCGAGCTGAACGACATCAAGTCACGACTCAGAATTCGGGTAAGAGACCAGAATCTGGACGCTGATGACAGGGCTAAGCTGGTAGCAACTTACTCGAAGCTGATAAGGGACAAGGCTGAGGAGATGCGGGAGTATGCCGAGAAGTCGCGGGTGCATCCGAACTTGCGGGTGAAATAAAAAAACCCAGCACCAAAAAGCGGTAACTGGGCGTGTAGTAACTATTGGTCGACGATCCTAATCGGTACCCCGACAATGGTGTCGGCCTTGGCTATAATCATGAACTTCTCTGGTAACTTGGTCAATTCCACCTTGTAGGCTTCATGCTGCTCGGTGGTCATTACCATTTCCGGCGGCTTACCACCGAACACCTGCTTAAATGTCTCGATGATATGCAGTGCGCGATGCAGCTGTGGTAACTCGTCAGACATCTGGCACCACCAGCTTAATATCCTCCTTCACCTGATTGCCCCAGCTCGACCACCCATCCTGATTGTGCCTCGCAAATAGCTCCAGCTTCCTTGCCTCCGGGTAAAGTCGCTGGATCTTGTCGTACTGCTCGTGTGGCTTCTGGGAGTGCTTGAGTCGTGGCGACAGGATGATGCTACTCACGCCATGGTCATCAACCGGCATCCTGCCACGAACACCCAGCAGGCACGGCTCCGCATTAGCTCGGGTATAGCTACCCATTCCCAGAGCAACCTTATGCAGCAGATTATCCTCGCCAAGAATGCGCGGGTAAGTCCCAAAGTCTGGGGCTTTGCCAGCGTAATACTTCACCCATGTGAACCCAAAGGTGCGGTACTTAAATCCCCATGCCGCCATCACTTCACGAGCGTCGTCTATCGTGGGTGGTGTTGACCATAGGAATAGGGCCGCATCTGGTGCCATGAGATCCTGAATCTGCTCGCCCATCGCGCATATCTGTTTCTTACTCAGGGTGGCGTAGTGGTCGTTGGCTTTGCCGTGACCGGTCGCCTTATTCCACTTATTGTAAGACCACGGCGGGTCAGCCAGTAGTACATCAAATTTATCCATGCCTCGCCTCACGGTGCGCCCCGAAGGGCGCGGTTGAGTTACTTGGTGGCCAAAACAGCCTTGGTAATCTCATCACCCTGAGTGATGATATCGTTACGCACAGAGACAAAACGCTCCACACCAATATCATCAATATCAATGAGGTGGCCGACCATGTCGAGCGTGGTCTGCATAACCTTCAGGTACTCGCTCAATAGCGGCTCGGGTGCGCCACTCGATGCCATGGTGCGACGAAGGTTCTCGAACTGGATGTTAAGAATAGCCATGTTGACCATATGCTCCGGCTCAGTTTCCTTGAGCTTGCCGATATAGGCCTGCAGCTGCTCGTTAACCTCCTGAGCGGTCTCTTCATCAATTTGCACCGGCTGGTCTTCCTGAATGTTCTCGTCTTGCGTATTTTCGTCAGTCATTTTACTGCTCCTATCACGTTTCGATTTGGGTTGTTCCCGCAGATGGTTCAGAAATAAAACCATGTGCGGGATAGGGTTAAATAACCTTACAATTAGAAAGGGATATCATCGTCAAAGTCGTCAAAGTTCTGGCCACCAGCTGACGCACTACCGCCCTGATTCTGGTTCTGATTCTGGCTGCGGTTCTGCTGGCCTCCACCCTGACCGCCACGATTCTGCTGACCACCACTGAAGTCGCCGCCGCCACCCTTGCTGCCCAGCATCTGCAAGACGTTGCCGACAATCTCGGTGGTGTACTGATCCTCGCCCTTATCGTTCTGCCACTTGCGGGTCTGCAGCTTACCCTCAATGTAGACCTGTGACCCCTTCTTCAGATACTCGCCAGCAACCTCGCCGAGGCGGTTGAAAAACACCACGCGATGCCACTCGGTCTTCTCCTGCTTCTGGCCACTCTGCTTATCAGTCCATTGCTCACTCGTAGCAACGGTGATGTTGGCAATCGCGCTACCCTTGGCGCTGTAGCGAACCTCTGGATCTTTCCCTAAATTACCAACCAAAATTACCTTATTAATACCTGCCATGATATGTCTCCACTTTACGTTGTATCTCGACCCACACTGTCCTGCAGGCAATCTCAAGCCGAGTTATATAAGCCTCATCCCGATGCACACGAAAAACGTGCATCCGGTCGTCGGCAGTCTCTGGGTTTTTGTAATAAGAAATGTAGTCCCACCACTGTCGCCCAGTCACCCACATGCAGCCTTGAATCTGCGGCACATGAACACTTTCTACACCCGCCGCCACTGACTTCTCGAAAGCATCCAGTGACTTGCGGCATTTAACTTCTACCCCTCCATCGTTACCCACCAAGCCATCTGGTGAGCAGCCGACGAACTCCAGCTCTGGGTGCTTAATCAGCCCGTGAGCTGCCACCTCCACACCCTCATTAAATTCATAGGAGGCTATAGCCTCTGCCTCCCAGTCCTTGCCGTGACGAAACCACGGGGGGTTATCACCTTCGAGGAAGTCAGGTACCCCAATTAATTCACCAAAAACATCATCGATATAATTGAGGTAGCGAGCGGTGTGTGGTGCTGCTAGCACATCACCGAAGCGAGAGGCTGTCAGGATACCCCGACGCGCCTCGTGCCACTCAGGGGTTCCCTGCTCCATCAGCCTTGTTCCGCCAAATCAAAGTACGGGTGGTGATTACCTTCCTCGTCCACAATTTCAAGCTCATGGAGCCGGAACAGGCCACCCAGCGTCCAATCACAACCTTTGTCATCGGTGAATCGACCAATGCACGAGAAGCCCATATACTTCTGCACATCATCTTTATCAACACCAGCCGCGACAAGATCCTCGGCGCTCTGAACCTCACCGCAGCGAGGGCATTTAAATTTCCACTTCGCTGGGTCGTCACCATATAACGCTGTGGCCTGCGCCATAAAATCTTCAAGCGAAACTGTTTTCACCTTACACCCCCTTCTCTTTTATCCACTGCATACAGCCCTTAATGTCATCAACCTCATCTTGATATTCAGTAAAGAGTTGTCTGCATGTTTTACCAGCCCGACCATACTCCTGATCCAGCTGCTGGTCGCTCATGGTGCCGAACTGCTGATTCGCTCGATACAGGTTATCCTCAGCTCCAGTCAGCGCGTTACGCACCATACCCATAATCTTCTTCTCTGCGTCCACGTTACACCTCCTCAATAGCTTTATATGAGGTGGCACTACCAACATGAAAAGCCCCACACTCACACCGCTTGCCACCGCCGCATAGAGACCACACATAAGCCTTAACCTCGACACCGCAGAACGGGCAGTTAAAGTAAATCGTGTTGCTACTTCTGTGTTCGAGACCGCCACGGTGTACCGTAAACGTCTTGGTCTCATGAAGCCCCTTAATGATCTGCTCGAATGTTTTTCTCTTAGCCACGCTACACCTCCACTACTTTCACAGACGACAGAGTAGTGAACCCAGCCTCAGCCATCTTCTTGGTCAGTGCTGCGGTCACCTTATCGGCGGTCACGGTATCAGAGGTTTCGATAGCGAACTCTGCCACAACAGCCCAGTTCTTTTTGCCGGCCACCTTCTTTGGCTGGGCCTTGGTCTTGGACTGTGCCTCAGACTTCCTCTCCTGCTGCTGCTCTGCCTGCTCCTGACGAGTCAACTCAACATCAATGAGCATGGCCAGCTTATCCACGTAGCTCTCCAGCTCATCAAACAGGAAGTGGTTGATGTGGGTGCGGGTCAGCGGAGACTTCAGGCCTGCCTTGTAGCAGCTGTTCTCCAGCTCCAGTAGGCGGATCTTTACCGCGCCCTCAAGGTTGTACTGATTAATGACGCGGATAGCTACAGCCTCACGCGCAGCCTTCGATAGGTTACCCTTCGAGGTGACGTTACTGAGGATCACAAGGTCTTCAGTAGTGACGGTCTGGAACTCTTCGCCGACCTCCCACGCATCGTACTGGGTGATGACAGCCGCCGCCAACAGCTGACGCACCTTGGCTCTGGTCTCATCCTCAAATGTCTTTACCTGACCAAGGATATCGGCACGACCAGTCTGGCACAGCTGCACCAGTTCCTTCATGTTGGTATCGAATTCCTTGATGGGTGCCGAGGCATCAGACACCAGCTCTTTGCGACGGGTGTCGATGGCACCAGCTGTTTTATTCAGCTTAGTGGCCAGCTCTTTAGCTCCGCCAACGGTGTCGCCGGTAACGACAATCTCATACTGCTCCAGCTCACTCTTAAGCTCAGCCTTCACCTTGTCGAAATCGACGCTCAGGATTGCTGGGGTCACTACCGCCTCGATAATGATCAGGTCTTTATTTTCCTCGCTCACAACGTGATCTCCTCTTCGCCTTCAGGTTTTTGCTTGGGTGCCGCCTTCTTCTTTGGTGCGGCCTTCTTCGCTGGGGCTTTCTTCTCCTCTGCGCGTTTAGCATCAGCTGCCTTCTTCTTCAGCCGCTTCATCGCATTGTCGAAGTAGGTGTTGGCCAGCTCAGAGATATCCTTCAGCTTGTAGACCTTGGTAGCCAGAGCCTTCAGGGTCTCCTTGTCTGGCATCCCCAGTTCGGTGCAATACTTCTCCAGCTCGATAACCTGATCCTCAGAGATGGGTGCCACGTTACCCTCAACGCGTTCCTCGTCATTCTCTCCAGTCTCCAGACAGAACACCTTAAGATAGGCGTTTTTCATGGCGTAAGAGAGAGCCTTACCAGCGGCTTTATCGCTCATGTCGTTGGCGTGAGCAGATACCCGTGCGGTGATTTTATCAGCCATGCTATCAACGCCGTAGAAATGGATGTCATAGATGCACCGGTTCAGGAAGATAATGTTGCCATTACTGGTAAGCATGCCGGACGGCTCCATAGATTCGCTTACCAGCGACGGCACGGCAATAAGCCCGTGATTAGCCATCGCCGCATGAACCTTCTTGGTCACCTCATCATGGGTCACCGCCATATACTTACCGCCCATGTTAACGCTGGCGGTTTTACGGACGAACTTCACATCCTTCATCACAGCATTGATGCGCTGTAACACATTTAATTTGGCTGTAGACATTACCCTTCTCCCTCTGCTGGTGTTTCAAGTAATTCGAGCGCACCGATAGCTTGGCGCATTAAACCTTCAATCTCACACTGGCCCTTCTTGCTGCAGGTATCACAATCATGACCGGTGGTGACCTCCTCTAGCATCCTGTGTGTCGCGGTACCAAAGTCGAGGGCTTCGCTCACGTTGTGTAGACGCTCAATCGCCAACTTCTTTTGCTCGGCCAATATCTCTGGGTTATGCTCCGCAACCTCTACAGCAAAGGCATGAATGAACTTGGAGAACTGCTTCAAGTCCTCTACGTCCTCGGCGTACATCGGCTCACCATCCTCGCGCTTACCCAGCTGCACATAGGCCGGGGGCGCTAAGCTCATGAGGGCATCGACCACCACCTTTGGCAGGGCAATACTTATCACTTCGTCTGACACGGATGGTCTCCCAGTACAGAATCAATGGTCTCTCTGATTAAGCATAGGGCCGCACGGTAGTCGTCGTTCTGGGCCTGCATCTGGACGATAGCGTCAGCGATATTGACCGGAGCCAGTGGTGCCGGCTTCTTCGCTCTCACCGCCCTACGGTTCTTGTTTGGGCGATAGCCATTAATGTCTTCCAGCACCTCATAGCTGCCGTCGTCTGTCACAGCGACATACCCTGAGTGCTTCAGGTCGTGCATCATCGGGATAACCTCATCGATACCCACGCCGGTAACACTCACTATGGTATCGACGGTAAACTCGTTGCCAATATTTTTCTTCAGGAATTCAGCCACCGTGTGGCGCGAAGAATTTAATTGCTTGTCCATGATTTTCACCTCTGTTTTCTCTGCTAATGGCAGCTCAAGATTACGACTGCGTGTGTACTGGAATCGACCACCCGCCTTCTGACGAAAGACCACGCCGTTATCGAATAACAGCTTCAGTCGTGCGGAGGACACGTTCTCCTCAATATCCATGGCGATAGCCACCTCTGCGCTGTCCATGAAGTTATCGTAAGGGATGACATCGAGTGTCTGATGTATGACCCCATCCGTAGTAAATTGCATTTCTGTACCCATGATATTCTCCGAATAAAAAAGGGGCGACCGTACCGCCGCCCCAAAAGGGAAACTAAGCTGCCTCAGCAATAGTGGCCCACTGGCTGGCACTCAGGTCGAGTACCTTGCCGCCCAGCTGCTCCAGCTCCACCGCACGGTCGTATGACTCATGCTCGTTGGCTAAACGGGTAACCGCGTTCAGCATGCCCCACTGGCTGTAGTCGCTCACCCCGTTATCACCACGCATCAGGTTCTCAAGGATGCTCTCCTGTTCGACCTGACCAATATTGAAGGCCTTACCCAGCTCCTCAATAGCGCGTACCGGACGGACAACCTGCGGCCCCTCGGTGGTGGCTCGCATCTGCTCCATGAGCTTCGTGAACAGAGCGGGGTCGCTCAGGTTCTTGATGCTGTCGCGAATCTTCAGCATCAGCGCATGGTCGTCAGCCTTAAGGGTCTCATCCGAGTAGATGGTGTAGTCCTCGCCACCCTCGACCTTGCGACCGATGTGGTTCTTGCGAAGACGACCATCAGCCAAGGTGGTGCCGGTGACCATACCGTTGGTACAAATCAGACGGTAAATCATCGGGCGGATATCCAAGGCACCCATACCAATCTCGGAGTTGGTGATGATGAGACCAGCCTGCACAGGGTCACCCACCTTCACCGCTCCCTCCAGCTTGGGGAAGCGAGCCTGAATATAGAGGCGGCTCTCGGTCACCTCGGATGAGAGAATCTCAATCTCATCGCTCTCCATCAGGGCAGGCAGTGCAGCCTGTGCAATCTGCTCATTGTCCACACGACGATAGCGGTCACTCAGGAAGGCGCGAGCTACACCGCCACCAAAGTCGTCCATGGTGCGAATCATGCGGCGCTCAGGCTCCTTATTGAACAGAGTCTGGACGTTATCCACCAACAACTCGGGCTGGTCAGTACGCAGACGGTCGTAATACTTTTTCGGGATGCCCAGACGCGCACTCAGCTGTGAGTGAGCATGGTCGGTGATGAGCTTCTCACCTTGGTCAGGGATAGTCAGGGCGAAGTCGCGGTTACCCTCATGCTGGAATTCCAGCTCACGGGTATCGACAACGAAGTCGCGCTTCTTATCCATCTTGTCCTGCAGATCCTGCGCCAGTTCAACAATGCTTTTGCCGTTAATCATGGTGATGCTCCTCAGTAAAATTTAACGAGAGTGCTGCGGACATGCTTAGGAAGGGTGACCCTCAGTCCGAGCTTTCGAGCGAGGCTGCATAGCTGGGTGAAGTCGATACGCTGGCCACCGTAGAGCAATATTTCAGCATCGGTAACGCTTTTGCGTGACTTGGTCTCATAGACAAGCTCGAAGTCGCCCAGCCTGATCATCTCAAAGCTGTTCCAAGGAATGGTGCGACGAAGAGTTATTTGTTCCATGAATCGACCTCTGTTGCCATGGGTGCCTCCACCCGATGACTAAAGATTAGCACCAACCGAAACCGGATGCAAGGCGAATCAAGACGAAAAGTCAAAATAGTTTGCTTGACCGTTGCTTGATTGCGAAAAACATGGGGTAGCTCACCCTGTGAGCCAGTGAAGCGGTGGTGAGTTGGTAGTGAGTGGCGGTGAGCGTCTATATATAGGAATTATCCCACGATGTGTAAGGGGTACCCATCGTGGTGGTGCATAAGGTGTAACAGGTTTCGGATTGCAGACAAAAGAAAGCCCCAGAGAGTTATGGTATTTGACACCGCACTCGGCTGGAGCTATCTTGGCGTTTGAGTTAGCCGGTGTTAGTAGCACCGCGCTGACGATAATGAAGAGACCATTTACATCAGTGGCTAACAAGCCATGCCAGTATTCTACCTCATTACCGTCAGACCGCAACCTGCTGCACCGGCTCGAACAGGCGCTACCCGTGCCTCCACCATTCTGCCAGTAGATACGGCTTGATCTCCGCATCGGAAACAGAATACCCCTGTGACAAGGTTACTTGTAAAACGTAAGGGTGGAGATTCACGAAGAGAGCAGGCCTGCCCGAGAGGGGAACGAGAGCGATAAACGCAGCTTCGGCGGATCAGTGGTTGAGACCCACATGCACAGGCGACCCCTGTGTGGCTCCAGCATAAATCGACAACTCAACAATTCACGACTATTGAGACACGCTCTCAAGACCTCGCTTCGCTCCCCAGCCAGAGGATGTAGCAATGAAAACCGACACCAGTAAACTCACTGACCGTGGGTACAAAGCCTACACGAGAGGACAACGAGACCGCATTACTGGGGTTGCCAAGAAGGACAACCCAAACCGCAACGTACCGGCGAAGCTCATCGCTTTGGCTGGGTGGTGGGATAAGGGGTGGCAGGATACTGATGACGAACTGACAGAATCGTAAAAAGCAATGCTTTACCACTTTCTGTCGAATAATGCAATTTGCAATGAATCCGGTTTCGTGCTACAATGGGGGCTACACAACAGGGGAGATATGGACATGAAAGTCATCAAGTATCACGGCCTAAACGGCACCCACACTGGATTACAGTTGGACTACGATAGTAAGAAGTTCATCAAGATTCTGGTGATAGATGCAGCCGGACTCAAGGTGAAAAAGTTACCAGTTACCGAGCAGCGTTATGTCAAAGAGCTGGTCGATTACGGGGTACCACGGGCCAAGCGACACCTGCGACACTTCGCCAAAGCGATGCACGGCGGCCTGCGCGGGGTGAGTAAAGAGGTGAGGGAGGTAATCCGATGAGTGTGCCAGAGATGAAGTCTGTAATTCGATGGTTTGAAAGGGAAATAAAACCAAGTGATGTGGTGGTTATTCGGGTAAAAGATACCGACTCTTTTGCGTTGGCGCAGTACCTACATAGCACCCATGAGTGGCATATTTTTGGCGCTTACGGGGCTGATATTGAGGTTGAGGAATGGTGGCCACTATCAGAGCGCGGTACTGGAAACCAATGCAGTGACTGACCGCAACCTCACAAAGGGCCAGAGAAAATCTATCAGACGAAAGCTGTTTTCGTGGAACCCACACTGTCACTGGTGCGGCGAGCTAATGCTCTTAACCGCAGAACCACAGCCAGACGGGAAACCACACCCACTCTTTCCGACGATAGAACACCTCACTCCGCTCGCAGACGGAGGTACTGATGATCCAGAAAATCTGTACCTCGCACATCACAAATGCAATAGGTGAAATTATGGAAACCAAGACACCGAGAGAATTAGCTAACGAGCTTAAAAAGACGATGCAGTGTAATTGTGACTTAGATAACTGGGAACCTGAAAGGGATACCGGTCACTCATGGGTATGCAGGATTCACAAAGAGGTTAAGAGGATGCTTCGCAGCGACAGCTAAGGCGCTCCGGCCACAAACTCAATAGGTGAATATTATGAACTTGTTAAAAAAATTCTTCGGTAAGGCGTTAGGTAAGTACGATGCCGGTGTCGATGTTGAATACCCCGCTGAGCAACTCCTCGATGGGAAGGCTATTGCTATTCAACGCACAGCACTAGGCAGGACTTATCATGTGCAGGATGGCGATATATTTCGCTGCCAAGTTAAAGATGAAAATGGACTCTTTCCCGATGTCGAGATTGACAGGAGAATCAAGGAGCGCATGAAAATAGACACCATCACCACGTTCTACATCCAAGACGCCCTTGGTTACAAGAACGCAATCTGTGCTGCATTTGGTGAAGCGTCAGATGACAGTTAAGACGCTGCGCCCATATCAGCAACGAGCCTTCGATGAGTTAAGGAAGGCAGTCGCTGATGGTCACAAGCGAATCCTACTGGTGATACCCACTGGTGGCGGTAAGTCGGTCGTCTTCTCCAAGGTGATCAGTAGCGCCAACGATAAGGGCAATCCGGTCGTCTTTCTGGTGCATAAAAGAGAATTGGTGCATCAGGCCTCTGGTCACCTCGAAAACGAACAGGTGCACCACGCCATCATCATGGCCGGGGAGCCACAGAACCAGATGGCCAGCAATCAGATCTGCTCGAAGGACACTCTCTACTCACGCATCAAGAACGGGAAGATGAAGCCGCCCCGGGCAAAGCTCATGGTTATCGATGAGGCTCACCGTACCGGCTCATCTACCTACAATCACATCCTTGATGCTGAGGAGTACGAGAACACCATCATCATTGGCGTGACTGCCACCCCTACACGCAAGACCGGTCGAGGCCTTGCCGATCAGTGGGATAAGATGATTGTGGTCACTACTGTGGCTGAGCTACAGGAGATGGGGTTCCTCTGCCAAACCCGCTACATGGTACCGGCCATCCCAGACCTGAGCGGGGTCAGCTCCAGTAATGGCGACTACGTCGATGAGCAGCTGCAGAAAATCATGGACGACAAGACCCTCATCGGGAATATCGTTGACCACTGGCTGAAGTATGCAGGCTGGCGGCAGACCATCGTCTTCGCCTCTGGCGTGGGACACAGTAAGCACCTGAGAGACCACTTCACCATGCACGGAGTGGTAGCGGCTCACATTGATGCCCATACCGAGCAGGGGGAGCGTGACCAGATTCATGACGACTTCGCAGCTGGAAAGATTACCGTGCTGTGTAATGTCGGGATTTATACCGAGGGGGTCGATATGCCGAACGTAGGCTGTATCGTGCTGGCCAAGCCTACCAAGTCCATCGTTTACCATCTGCAGGCCGGTGGACGCGGTCTCAGGCTTAAGGAGGACGGCTCAGACTGCCTCATTATTGACCATGCTGGCAATGTGCTGCGCCTCGGCCCGATGGAGATGGATCATGAGTGGTCACTGGAGGATGAGAAAACCGTCTACGAGCGCGATGGTGAGCGACAGGCCTCGGAGGATGAGAAGGAACACAAAGAGACTGAGTACATCTGTGGTAAGTGCGGAAATATTTTTATCTCCCAGCCGACCTGTCCGACCTGTGGTGAGCCTATTGTGCAGACCGGCAAGAAGCTGGAGGTGGCTCAGGGTGAGCTGACACTCTACAAACCAAAGAAGGCACCGAAGCAGCCGGCCAGCAAGCTGGAGAAGCAGCGGTTCTGGTCGATGCTGTTGTGGCGAGCCGAGAAGAAGAGTTACCAGAGGGGCTGGGCCAGTCACAAATACAAAGAGAAGTTCGGGGTCTGGCCGAAGGGTATGGTGGATGAGAGGCTGCCACCCGACTTCGAGTTCGATAAATATATCAAGTACCTGAATATCAAAGCCGCCAAGTCGCGGCAGGCGAGGGCATAATGAGTGATAAATCATACATGGCAAAAGAGGACGCTAGAGGTGTGTTGCGGGATGCGTTAGAGGGATATAAAAAATCAGCAGAAGCTGACGGTATGCTCCCAGAGGATATGGTTCGTGAGCTTGATGACACGATGGCCGATGCTGGGTTCGATGATATTGAGGTGAAGATGGTATGACCGAGTTAATTGATAGAATCGAGGAGAAGATTGAGCGCATCACCGAGTCTGGGTGCTGGATTTGGATGGCAGGAAGAAGGCGCAGAGGATACGGAGCTGTCAGTGTTAATGCCGGATTTAAGCAAAACAGAACATTGCCAGCTCACAGGGTTGTGTGGGAGCTTTATAACAATAAAAAAATACCAGCAGGCATGTGTGCATGCCATACCTGTGACATCCCTGAGTGTGTTAATCCACATCATATTTTCATTGGTACAAAAGGAGATAATACGGCAGATATGATTAGAAAAAAAAGAGGTATCTGGGTGGGAGGTGAGGCGCATTATGCAACAAATCTATCTAGTGAGAACGTGCAAGATATTAGAGTCAGATACGCAGCTGGAGGAATTCTTCAAAGAGAGCTGGCAGCTGAGTATGGACTGGATCAGTCGGCAATATCAGATATCGTGAGAGGTGAGTCGTGGGCAACGTAGCAGAGGAAGCGAAGGGCCACTGGGATGGCATACTGCGAGAGCTGGGAGTAGACGATGAAATTCTTAACGGCAAACACCACGGCTGTCCAATGTGTGGCGGCACAGATCGCTTCCGATTTGATAACAAAGAAGGAAGAGGGGACTACATCTGTGGCCAATGCGGCGCAGGTGATGGCCTTAAGTTATTGCAGGGCATTTTTGACTGGGACTTCGCTACTGCAGCTAAAGAAGTCGAAGCTGTCCTTGGTGTCACTCCAGAGGATAAACCCAGACCAAAGGCCGACCACACCGCAAGACTAAAGCGCATCCAGTCAGAACTGGTTGACGCCGGAGCTGCCACACCGGTCGGGGAGTACCTAAAGGGTCGCGGCCTCACCGGCATGAGTAAGTACCTGAAGCTCAATCCGCAAATGAGGTACTACCATGGTAAGGATGATTACACCGAGTACCCGGCCATGGTCGCTAAGGTGGTTGATAACGACGGGAAACCTGTCGCCTTTCACGTTACCTACATCAAGGATGGAGAGAAGGCTCCCGAGTCGTCACCCAAGAAGGTGATCGGGGAGCTGGGCGAGAACGGGTACGCAGTGAGACTCTACAGGCCGAATCAGCACCTTGGCGTGGCTGAGGGCATAGAGACCGCTATTGCTGCCAAGTTATTCTTCGACACTCCTACATGGGCGGTATTGAATACCAATGGCATGAAGGATTTTAGGCCACCGGAGGGTATCACCAAGGTGACTATCTTCGCCGATAATGATAGTAACTTTGCAGGACAGGCGGCAGCTTACGCGCTGGCCCAGAAGTTGGTGATACTCAAATACAGGGTGCTGGTGCTGGTGCCAAAGGAGCCTGATACAGACTTCTTAGACGTACTGGTGGAGTATAATCAGACTTGACCGAAACCGGATTCGGTGCTAAGGTTAGCGTACTGATTTTATTCGCTACCAACTGGAGGCGCGACAATGACACCAGAGCAAAAGAAAGAGATCGACGAAATGCCATACGAGGAGATGCTCAGGCAGTGGAGGTTTAGCCCTATCGATAGCAGCGGGTTCCAAGGAGAGCGTGGAGCGTACTACGCAAAAGTTATGGGAGAGAAGCGTACCAAGGTGGGAGACGCAGCACATGTCGCAGCCAGCAAGCGGATTGGGTGGTAGAGATGAATAAAAATGATGTGGAGGAGCAGGCTGAATGGGAGCTTTCAATCGAGAGGTTCGAGCAGGCTGTTGAGGTAGAGAAGGAGCGACTCAGGAACCGTAAGGTATGGTTCCCGTATCGCATCCGTTTAATTAATGTGAATGCTGAAAAAAAGCCCACTACGGGATATTTATATCCGAATCTAAACAAATGAGGTGAAACATGGTAGCTGATATCAACGGTAAGACCGCTAGGCAGATCGCTCAGGCAGAGCTGACAGCTGAGACTTCCAAGAAGAATGTTGGTCGTTATAAACAGTTGCTCAAGCAGATTCAGGACACCAAGGCGATTCTGGCCAATTTTCAACGCGAGCTGGAGGAGCTGGACGCAGAGGTTGAGAGTGGCCTATAGGTCATACCAGCACGGCATAGAGCGAGCCATCTTCCACCCATCGGTCGAGGTTCATTCCGGCCCATGGGTAGCGAGGATGGGTGACCTTAATCATGCTGGATGGAAGTTCGAGGTCGAGATGGGCGACTACGGTCGTGAAGCCCGTGTGGCGGCGAGGAACCCGCTCTCTGGCATGGTTGGGATGTTCCGTACCCCAGCCGAGGTGTTTAAGCACCAAGTTAGCAACAACGCCCTGTACTTTCCTGAGCAGCTCATTCTCACTGGTGAGCGTGGTGTATTCAGGGAAATGCAGATACCAAGGATGGAGGACATGGTGCGAGCCGACGTTGGCACGATGATACGGATGGAGCCGGTGGCCGAGTTCCAGATCCTCAAGCCATACGCCGACGATGAGCCGCAAGAGATTATCGTCACCCCTGACAAGGTGCCGATGCTGCTTGAGGAGATTCGCAAGGCTCAGGAGCCAGCCGCTCGTGAGCTATTACACAGGCAGAACCGCAGGGATGGTCTGCAGCTGATGAGGCAGGAAGCAAAAATTCTTACGTTTAAGTAACAATCGTTACCGAGAGGCACGATATGAATACAGCAGCTGATACAAAAAATTGGTGGCTCACCGGTAAGAAAACACTACGAGGAGATCATGAGCTTGGCGGCGTCTGGGGAGACCATATTACTTTTATGGATGACCAGTTTTGGGATGGTGAGAGTGATGTCGTAATTAAAGCCTATGGTCATAAACCGGTAGCGCCGAAGGTTGGTGAGACAGCGGTGGGAAGGTTTATGGTTTTCGATATTAAGTTCGAGATAATCAAGGTGAGGCGGTGTGACAACCCAGACGATATGTTTTTTCTTGATATGGTGCCAGTAGAGAAGGTGGCGTAATGAAAAACTGTAGAACATGCAAGTACGCACAATGGCACCGGTCACCAACTGGGCGCAGGTTGTTCGGTAATTACGCACCCTGCACCGTACCCATTGATTTATCCATGCTACCAGCTTCGGCTCGTGATGCTCGCCGCTTGCTTGAGAGAAATGAGCTGGGTGTGGCGATGTACGACAACAAGCCACTGGACTGCGCGAGGTACGAGAAGCTATGAGAGAGTTCGTATACATCCAGAAGAACGTCCAGCAGATCAGGGCATTCACAAAGACGCTGCCACTCGATGGGACGTACAAGATTGTCTTCAAGAAGAACGACGCCGACCGCTCCAGTAAACAGAACAGATTGTCGCACAAGTGGTACGCGGAACGCTCAGTGGATACCGGCCTCGCCCCAGATGAGGAGAAGTGCTACTGCAAGTTAATGTATGGCTGTCCTATCCTGATTGAAGAGGATGAGGACTTCGCCTCCTTCTTTGATGTCGCTATTCGTAGGCTGCCCTATGACGAGATGATGAAGGCAATGAAGTATGTGCCGGTCACCAGCATTATGTCAGTGAAGCAGATGACTCGATACATGCACGAGGTTGACCTTGCGAGTTCAGAGATAGGCATCCCACTTAGTAGGCCAGAGGATCTCTACTACGCAGCCATGGGCTACAAAAGGAAGAAGTCATGAATAGAGAAATTCTTGAGACCAGAATAGGTAAAAATGTTGATGCCGCTATCGAAGTGGTAGACCTGTATGTCAGCATGATTCATGGGCTTATTAACCGTGACGTCCTCACCAGTGAAGAAACCATAGAGGCAATGGAGCTGGCGAGCAAGATGACAAAGATGCAGTACCAGAACGTGCAGCTGCTGAAGGATTTATCTGATGATTGATCTCTTTAAACGCAAGCCATACCGCAATAAAAAGATCACCAAGTCAGCTCGCGGGGAGACATGCACACTGCGACTCCCCGGGTGTGACGGTGGTGGAGAGACCACGGTTTGGGCGCACTCAAACTACTCAGAGGATGGTAAGGGTAAGGGTGTGAAGGCTGACGACATCTTCGGCTGCTACGCCTGCGACAACTGTCACGGAATCCTCGATGGCAGAAAGGTGTCGTTCATGACGATAAGTGGTGATGAGCTGCGTGACCAGTTCCATCGAGCCATGAAGGTATCGATTCGTCGCTTGCTGGACAAGGGGATTATTTCTTAATGGCGCAGTGCGCCGGTCTGGTGGAGTTGATTAATAGCGATGACAACACCTCAGCATCAAAGATAATCGGGAGAATGAACCAATGAGTGAAGAGAAGATAATTTGCAGTCATAAATTCGCAAAAAAACCAGAGGTTAGGTGCGATAAAGCTGGGGGCCATAGCGGAGGACATTCCTCATATCACGATACAGGCGGGGACACTTTTAAGCATTATATATGGAACGATGATAGCGAGGTTCCGGTAGTGCCAGAGGAGTATGGCCGTGCCTTTTCAGTAAATTATGATGACGGGCATGATGAGCGACAAAGAATCATGGATTTAGCTATTCTTGATGCCAAAAAAACGCTATCAACAGGAGTTGGAGTTATATTTGAGGTAAGAGCCAAAGAGACACCAAAGAAAACAATCTCTGACTATGGTAGAGCTATACAAACAAGGGATGAGGCAGCAAAAGAGTGGGGCATCTGTTGGTATTATGTTCCACACGTTAAGCAGCCTGCTGGGCTTGATGGGACATACAGTTGGCTGTCAACCGCAGCAGAGCCACTATTTCAAGGCGATGTGGATTGTGGTGAGAGAATAGAGCTTGGTGGGTATATTTTATTGGCTAGAATCAAGGCGTAAGCCGAGTGAGGCGAGTACATTTGAGTTTACTCCGGGCGACCTGTTAGGACTTGAAACAGGCTGCGTACCCTGCTACGCTTTATCCCAATATCGGGAGAAATAAATGAGTGGCGAGACAGAATTGGGGCCAGACTCTGCGCGAGCAAAGAAGAGTCGGGCCAAACGACTTGGTCAGGGTTACACGAGATTTGACTGCCTCGTGAATCCGCAGACCTCTAAGTACGCACTACGGATCATGCGACTACGCGGGTTCGGGAATAAAACTGAGATGCTTGAGATGTTACTGAACGAAGAAAATATCAGATTGCGAAAGCCAAAGGGCAGCGATGATGTCGAGGGTTAGCGTCACACGAATGGAGCAGTTCATCGGCAAAGAGATAGAGATGGTTGTCGCTGGTGAGGAGGGCTCAAGGATCGGCATCCTGCGAGGGGTGGATGGTCGTATGGCAAAGTTCAGTGACTTTGATGTCTGGATACCCAGCATCAAAGATGTAGCAGAGATACCGCTCAGGTAGGTGCCATGCCTCCTGAGTGGCTTTAAATAGCCACCGAAGGAGGTGCGTCATGGTAAGTGAACTACTTAGCACTATGCGTCACACTAAAGTCTCTCAGGGCTTCGATGTGAAACTGATTAAATTAACTCAGCGCCAGTACAATGAGCTGAGGCAGGAGATGCTGAGCAACATGCGTTATCACGGTGTTGTTGTCGATGGCGAGGTGCCAAGCCTTAACGGGGCGACTATCGAGGTGGTATGATTCCCTCGACAGCTCATCAGCCCTCCCGACCTCGCCGCTGATGTAGTGCCTCTCGCCCAACCCATGTGGCGTTGTCAGAACAGGGGGATGAGAAGCCCCTTAATTGGGGCTTTTCTTTTTGGAGGATGAAAATGTCAGATTGCAGGCACACCCACTACCACAATGGTCACTACATGACCGGCAAGAAGATAGCTCGCATCACCAAGTCACGCAAAGGCAACAATATCTGCTGGATATCAGATCAGATCCCCACCTGCCAAGACTGCGGCGCTGACATCTCAGAACACGACATCCACGAGGTGCTGACCGCCGAGGAGTATGTGGAGATGCACTGCGTGACACCGGAACCGGAGAAAGAGAAGCGGGTGATCGGAAACGAGCGCATCAGGCAGGCGGAGCAAAAACTGAAGAACCACCAAGCCAAGGCGAAAGCAGTGGGACAGGAGAGTTTATTTTGAGACATACCGTGCTGGCGATATGCACTGCCTATGAGCAGGGGTACGGTCATGGCTACGACCAGCGCAACCTAAGCAACCCCTACGGCGATAAAACCTCCAATGCGTGGCAGGCATGGGACTACGGATACAGTGAGGGCAACCGGAAGCGTGTCGAGTACGACCTTAACGAAGCCGAGGATAGAACAAGTGGGCAGATGGAATAGAAGGGTGGACGACAACCAGCCAGACATAGTGAAGGCGCTCAGGGGCTGTGGCTGTAGCGTCGCCATTACCTCCAATCTTGGCGAGGGCTTCCCTGATATTGTGGTTGGCATCTGCGGGAAGAACTATCTGATTGAGATTAAAAATGGCGACTTGCCACCATCAGCCAGAAAGCTCACTGACGATGAGCGTGAATTCATGCAGGGGTGGTGCGGTCAGTACAGCATCATTGAGTCGGTCGGTGAGGCCATTAAGTTCGTGAGCGCAGTGAGGAAATTATGATTTTAGAGATAGGCAGTATTGCACCAGCATTAACGCAGCGCGAGCGCAGACATGGTCGCACCGTTGTGATGACTAACGGGTGCTTCGATATTCTTCATGCCGGCCACATCTACAGCCTGAGAGAGGCCAAGGCACTCGGTGATGTGCTGGTGGTGGCGGTTAACTCAGATAGCTCGGTACGCAAGCTGAAGGGCGACACGCGACCCGTGGTGCGCCTTGCTGACCGCATGGCCGTCCTCGATGCACTGGAGATGGTGGACTACGTTGTGTCGTTTGGTGATGAGACACCGGAGCGCCTCATCTGTGAGGTGCTGCCGGATGTGCTGGCCAAGGGTGGTGACTACAAGGTGCATGAGATAGCTGGCCATCGTTGTGTGCAGGCCAATGGCGGGAGGGTTGTCATCATGCCGCTACTCGACGGTAAATCGACCACCAAGATGATAGAAAAGGTGGTTGAATTAAATAAGTGAATCCTGTTGCATGGCCTGTCGTGCGCTGCTATATTGAAACCTGACTATATTAGAAGCCGGTTACGAGGTATTTATGAGGCATAGGTGTCACAACCGCGAGTTCCCAGAGTTCACAGTCGTACAGGATGGGTGGGCCAACGCCAACGGAAAATTTGGTGACGGCATGTATCGAGTGCCACACATGGTGGAGATCCCATTCAAAGGTAGCCGCGAGTGCCACCAGTGGGATAAACCAGATGGGGCGATATACATAGGTGTCACCGACCCCGCTGGGTGTTACGGGTGCAAGTGGGTGCCGCGCAACTACCATACCGAGGTGCGGCTGATAATGAAGGATGGCGACATCATCGATGGTATCAATGGTGATGACAGTACGTTTATCTTGATGCACAACCCAGCAAAGGTAATGGAGGCATACTTCAGGATGGTAATGCCTAAGCAGGGTATCGATGACGACTGGCACCCGCTGGTGGTAGATATGCCGTACCCACCTGAGAGTTGGAGAATTGGCGATACAGTTCAGTACAGGAGGAGGTGGTGATGGAGATTAAATGTAGGGACTGTGGCTGGGAGGGTGACTGGGCCGACCTTAAACCAATCAAGTATGATGGTGGTCATATACCGGCCTGCCCAAAGTGTACCGGTATCAAATTTTCTGAGCAGATGGATATAGAAGACGATGACGCAGGAACGGAAACACTACGAGACTGAGACCGACCGCCGCCGAGAGGATTGGGTGGCCAAGCGATTCGCACTGAAGACTGGCGTACTGCAGCACGAGCTGCCAGAGAACTCGCGCATCGACCGGCTGCTGACGGACAAGAATCACAAGCCACGCGGCTGGGCCGAGATTAAGTGTAGGACTCATGAGTGTGGTCACTATGATACCTATGCAATCTCTGAGACAAAGTTTAAGACGATGCTGTGGATGAAGAAGGCCACCAATTTACCTGTAATGCTCGTGGTAGGGTTCATGGACTTGGTTGCGTGGATAGATGTTACATCGCTCGGCGGGTTGCGTGTAGTGGAGGGAGGGAGGACTGACCGTGATGACCCACTCGATGTGGAGCGTGTGGTGCTGATACCGATCACCAAGTTTCACTACATCCATCCCGAGGAGGAGCTATGACAGAGCGGCATGAGGTTCAGGGGATGAGAGAGGCTGTAGGGGATGTTTTGCTTGAGGTAGTGTATGAGTCTGAAACCACGGGCGAAAGCGATGAGTTTAATTCAAAGATGGATGAAGCTGCCGCGCTCCTCAGTCTCGGAATCAGTAAGCTGAGGGAGGCCGAGAACATGCTTCCGCACACAGAGAGGTGAGTATGAACAGGCGAGGATTTTTAAAGTCGATAGTGGCTGTGGCGGTAGGCGCTACACTGCCAATGCGATCACAGGCTGAGACATTTATCGGTGTTGACCCAGCTGCTGGAGAAGATCACAGCGCAGTGATGCGGTCAGGTGAGATTGGTGAGTATGAGGGGTTCCGGTTTATCGAGACTACCAACACCAAGTCAGTAGGCCAGACATGGGATATCGACGGTGGCTACATACTGACGCAGCAGCAGGAGGATGAGCTACTGAAGCAGATGCACCCGGCCACCAAGTTCAATTACTTTGTTGCACTCGAAACATCGGGGCATGAGTCATGAAAGAGCCGAAAGCGTTTGACCCCATGTGGCCGGAGGGGTTGCAGAGCGGGACAGCTTACCAAGTGCTGTGTGACGACAAGGGAAGGCAGGGTGGGTCTTGGTTAAATGTTTATATCTCCTGTGACGGTGACGCTCACGTTGCCATGCAGGACTGGGAAAACATCAAGGAAGATCCAGATTCTCGGCCAGACCCATTCCCCAGTATTCGAGTACGCACCCTCGTGGGTGGTGGAAGAAACCACCGGACACATCAGGCGCTACTATGGCTTGCTGATGCGATACGACGCGACAACGAGGAAAATAACCGATGACGGCTGACCGCGACGAGAAGATAGCGACCCTAATCCATGGCTCGGTATCGAGCTTAGAGATAAACCTCACCAAGTATCTCGCTGAGAGTGATGAGGCTGAGATATCCCACTTACAACAGCGGCTGGCATCGTTAGAGTTCGAGGCAAGGCAGCTGGTTAGTCCAGAGGGGCAGAGTAGTGAGTGACCTACCTATGCCGGTCAACGCGTCATTCAATGAGTCAACTGCCGATTACGGCAGGATGCTCATGATTGAGTACAGCGTTAGGATTGGTAGCTATTACTATAGTCATGGGTTGTCGATGTCCGGCGTTGATGGTGCAGAGGGGGCGTTCAGGGCGCGTCACATCGAAGCACTGAGAGGGCGACACCTCTGGGATTTTTGGCGCTACCTTGGGGCAGCGTAGACTGCATCAATTTGATATAATATTCACCGGTTTGGAGGTGACACGATGGCTACCCGAAGGAAGGGCGCGGTCAAGAAAGTAGCCACCAAAAAAGTGGTGAAGAAGACGGCGAAGAAGAAGGCACTGGTCAAGAGGCGACCAAGGGCTTTGACAGTAAAGCAGATAGAGAAGCGCGTAGCTGACAAGATGACCATGCTCAGGGTGATGCACGACCTTGATGAGGAGCTGGACGACTTTAGGCTCAATGTTGCCCAGACACTACTGCGGGAGCATGTGTTCTCCAAGTACGAGGACATTACTGATGCTCTGGCAAGGGAGGTAGAGATACCACTCACCGGTAGACAGCCCATCTACCAGCCCGAGTGGATGCTACAGGTCACACTGGCACTGATGGCTGCAGGGGCCAGCATCATAGAGCTGGCAGCCACGATAGGGATAAACAGGGATACACTGAATGAGTGGACGAAGCAGGATTCGGATTACTTCAAGCCAATCTTTTCCGACACCATAAAATTGGGTACTGATTTATCACATGGTTGGTGGGAGCGAACAGGCAGGAAGAATATAGGCAACAAGGACTTCAGTTACACCGGCTGGTACATGAACATGAAGAACAGATTTGGGTGGAAGGATAAGGCGGAAATGGCACCCGCACTCCCGAATCACACAACACCAGAGGAGCGAGTGATTGAAGGCTCCGATTGGATAGAGGTCGAGGCGAAGATGAAAAAACTAGATCAGAAGTAGGTGCCACCCCGCAGGGCGCATCGCATAAGGAGATAAGCGATGAACGACCTGAAGATGATAGGAGTGGTGGGAGCCTTGCTGACAGTCCTCTTTGGCTGGGTATGGAAGGATCTCAACGACCTACAGCTGAACAAGGCGGATAAGTCAGCACTACTCGCCGGCACCCAGTCCCGATGGACAGGTGAGCAGCAGGTGGAGTACCGCAGGGCGGTAGAGATAGAGATTAGAGCGTTACGGGAGAGGCTGGATAAGCTGGAGACCCCATAGCGCAACGAGTTGAGGTGGTCGCCCCGGTGGCAACTGATGACGCGGAAACCATAAACCGTGCGGCTACCTCACATTATTGGTCTGCTCACTTGTGAGGTACGAGTGAGTAGGAAGTGAGTAAAAGTGAGCGAGGTGAGTAAGATGGGTTATGGAAGAGGGGCTTCCCCTAACAGTAAGACAGAGTTGGTGCTGCTTAGTAATGGCATTGAGCATCGTACCGAGACAGGCTTGCGGTTCTATCCGTATAGCTCCATTCATAGCGTTGATGTGGATGCTACCACCGAGGTGACGCTCGACCCAGCCGTGGGCTATGTCACCACCATGAACCTGAATATCAACATGGTTGAGACTGGCGGCACCTACAATATTGGCACCAGCGGCACCTATACCGAGGTGAAAGAGCTGTATCACCGCATCAAGAACAAGCTGTCATGATTGTTAACCTGAACGTAAGGCGTCTGGGCAACGGTCACATTCTCGTGCAGTACCAAGAGGATGGTAAGGCCAAGGATGCTGGGTTCTCATCGTGGCATGACTTTATCTTCTGGCTGGGTTGTGTGGTTGATGAGGAAGGGTCATGACCATAAAGATAACCGTATTGTGTGACGGTGGTGGTTGCTCACATGAGTATGAGCCTAATGAGCAGCGCCTTGATGCCGAGAATGAGATTGAGGGTGAGTTAGTTGGTAAGGGCTGGGGCATCGACTTCACTCAGGAGTTTCACTACTGCCCGAGCTGCACCAAGATAATAAAGGCAGAGGGAGGAGTGATAGGTGACTGAGATACAAGACGTTAACTGGCTGGTGATCCATAGTAGTGCGACCCCGCCATCGATGAACGTAACCGAGGAGATGATTGATGAGTGGCATCGAGCTAAGGGATGGGACTCTATTGGTTATCACGTTTTCATTCGTCGTGATGGGACTGTTGAGTTTGGCCGTCCTTTTGATGTGCGCGGCGCTCATGTACTGGGCCATAATAATGACTCCATCGGTATCTGCATGGCTGGTGGAGTCAGTGAGGACGGTGAGCCGGAGGACAACTTCATCTCAGCGCAGCATCACTCCCTACTCCGAGTCCTCGACGCGCTGAAGATGCTATTCCCTATGGCAAGGGCAAGAGGTCACCGTGACTTCGATAGTGCTGATACTGCATGCCCCAGCTTCGATGTGGAGTGGTGGCTCAACACCCAAGCAAGAGGACACTACTATGGATAATCTCATTGATGATGATGTGCTGCGTGGTGGTACTAAGCTGTGGGGCCAACAGTTTCAGTTCGACATGCTCACCGAGGAGTCTGCTGAACTGATACAGGCAATCAGCCACCTGAAGCGAGGCAGATGCAACATCGAGAGCGTGATAGAGGAGATGGCTGATGTCACCATCCTGTTACGCCAAGTCGTGATAGATCAGGATGTTGAGGCGCTACTCGAGGGAGCTATTGCCGCCAAGATGATGAGGCTTGAGCGACGGGTAGAGGAAAACAACCCAAACTGGAGAGAGGAATAATGGACACGATATTGCAGTTCCTGTGGATGGCAGCTGTCGTGCTGATGGTCGGCTCCGGCGTGTTCACCGTCTACAATTACATGGAGAACAAAAGGTCTTCGGCTCACAGCTCCAGTGACATAGATACAGGCATTAAGGCTATCTTGGGTGCCATTGTCTTTATCCTTGCCTCAGCTGCAGTGGGGCTACTGTCATGGCTGGC